TCTTCATCGGGATGACATCCACCATCGGGAAATTGGGCCTCTACAAGCGCGATGCAGGCACCAACACGCTGATCGCCTCAGAGGCTGGCCTGTCCCTATCCACGGGCGCACTGCATCGGGTCGATATGCACGTCGTCAGCTACGGCGCCAGCGCCACGGTCAACGTCTTTCTCGACGGTGTGCTGCTCATCACGTTCACGGGCGCGGTAAACGCATCCGGAGTCACAGACTTGGACCAGGTCTGGGATATCTTCGAGGGCAGTTATTCTCCCTGGATTTCTGAAGTGCTCGTGGCGGATGAAGACACGCGGCCTTACCAGGGGATCGTGACCCACGCGCTGACGGGCGCCGGCACAACGGACTCCTGGACCGGAGTGTACTCGACGATCAATCAGACCGCGATTTCGGACGCGACTCCCAACTATTCGAATACGAGCAACCAGGATCAGGGATTCAACATCACGGACATGCCTGCCGGCGTGTTCTCAATCGCGGCTTTCCGCGCGGTCATGCGGGCGGCGAAGTCGGCCTCTCCCACGCCTGCACAGATCGCAATGGGCTTCAACTCCGGGGGCTCTGTCGCGGTGGGCTCCGATCAAGCGATCACTACGTCCTATGCGACGTATGCACAGATATTTACGGTGAATCCGGTCACCGGCGTCGCGTTCACGCTCGCTGAGATGAACGCCCTGCAACTTTACGCGAGGTCCAAGGCGTAATGGCGATCCAGGTTGGAGTGAACATCTCGAAGCTGCTCGGCTACAGCGTGCTTGGGCTGCCTGCCGGCGTCAGTGTTTCGAAGCTGCAGGGCTACTCCATTCTGGGACTGGTGCGGGGCGTCAATGTTTCGAAGCTGCAGGGCTATTCCATTCTGGGAACCGTAGTTGCCCCGGTATGGTCGGGCTTCACATTCCCCGATGGAGTCGTGGGCACGCCGTACTACCAGGACTGGGATCTGAGCCCCGCAACGCCTCCGACGACGTATACGGTGACGGCCGGCGCGCTACCCCCCGGACTGAGCCTGACCAATATCTCGCAGGACCTTGGCAAGATCGACGGCACGCCGACCACGCCTGGCACTTACACTTTCACGCTCACTGCAACCAATGCTTTCGGGACGGTTGATAAGTCGTGCAGCATTTTCATCGGGGTGGGCGCCGGCGGTGCGAGCTCTGGCGCTGTGTTTTTTTAACCATGACAACTCCACAAGCGGCGGTCCGCATCCCGCCCGACTACGATTCGCTCAGGCCTCCGGCCGCCGGCGGCGCCGCATTCCTCGACCCGGCATTCGGAACGCCGATCTGGCGCATCTCGGATGCGGCCGGAACGCGCAACGCCGACGGCGGCGGTAACCTCACCTGGGCCATGGTCGAGTACTCCACCATGTGCCCGTTCAACGAAGACGACTCGCTGCTCCTCCTGTTGCACCAGAGCTACTTCGCGCTGTACGGCTCGAGTGGACGATATTTGCGGGACCTTCCTCTCGAAGTCAACGCTTCGAGCGAACCGCGCTGGAGCCGGGCGAACAATCACGAGTTTTACTACGTCCACGGAAACCAACTGAAGGTTTTCGACGTAACGACCAGCCTGGCGCGCGTCGTCCGGACATTCGGCGAGTATTCCTCAATTTATGGCATGGGCGAGAGCGACATCAGCATGGACGGCGACCACATGGTTTTCGCCGGGGATCGTCGCTACATCTTCGTTTATTGCCTGAGCACGGACAAGTGCTCGCCGGTGCTCGACGCTGCCGGCAGAGGCTTCGATTCGCTCTATTTGACTCCGCGCAACCGGGTGCTCGTTTCCTGGGCCTTGGATCTCACCACCAAGCTGGCGCCCATCGATCTGTACGACCCGAGCATGGCCTTCGTGCGCCAGGTTTTCCGCGTGAACGGCCACAGGGATGTTGCGCTGGACACGGATGGCAGTGAAATCCTGGTCATCACCAATTCGGCCGAGCCCGCGCCCACTGTCGGCAATAATGCCATCGTCAAAGTGAATCTGGCGGACGCGAAACAGACCTGTCTCCTTGAGCTAGATTGGTCGCTCGCGCTGCACATCAGCACAGCAGACCACGCCGCCTTCTGTTACGTCTCAACCTACGCACCCGGCAACCCCGAGCCGCCGGCGGGATGGTTCCCTTATACCAACGAGATCCTGCGGGTGCCGTTCGATGGCAGCGCGCCACTGCGCCTGGCACACCACAGGTCGCGGCCGCACGATACAAACCAGTACGATTACGAGGCGTGGGCGTCGTGCAATCGGAAAGGCGACAAAGTTCTTTTCAGCTCCGACTTCGACCTGCAGGCCCAGGACAAGCAGGTGGCTGACGAATACAGCGACGTCTATCTGATCGGCACGGAGGCCGCCCCAGCCCCGCCGCACCCGATCCCACATCCGATCCCGCACCCACCGCCGCTCCCGCGGCCGCCGCGCCGGCGATAAGCGGCAAAATCCGACACTTGCATAGGGCAGCTCCCACAGTTCTCGCAGCTTGGCGACAGGTATCGCCTCAATCCAAGAACCCCCCAAAAGAAGGAACCCATGAACTTCAGAAATCGCTTTTTGGCGATCTCCGCGATCGCCCTGCTCCTGATCTGCCTGGCCGGCTGTACCGGCTGCCTGCACAACCCCGCCGTTCCGGTCACGCCGGCGCAGCAAGTCCAACTCACACTTAACCAGTCGCTGTCCGTGGTTTCGACCCTCAACAAGTCGGTCGCCCAGGATGTCATCGGCCTTAACGCGCAAGGCATCCTGTCGAAGGATCTAACCAACTCCATCCTGAGCTGGCAGCGGGCGATCGCGGTCCAGATCCTGGCGGCCGAAACGGTCCAGAGCTCGACCCAAACTGACGCACAGAAGGCGGTCGCAATCAAGAACGCTTTCTCAACCTTCAACCTGCCGGCCGACATCAAGGCGCTGCTCGACAGCCCTCAGTCTGATGCGGCTGTGAAAGGGCTGGTCACAACGATCCAGTCCATTGTGGCACTGGTCCGATCACTCCAAGGAGCGTAGAACAATGCAACTCATCGTCACGATTCTGCAAGGCATCAACGTTGTAGGCACGCTGCTTCCCTCGACCATGGAAGCCGCGCTGGCCATTGTGAAAATGTTCCAAAACTCCGGGACCGATTTCACGGTCCAGGTCGCGGCGCTCCAGGACGGCGCGATTAAGTCGTCCCAGGAAACGATCGACCTGGTCGACGGCTGGAAAAAAGCCAACGGCTATGCGTAAACCGCTCGCCACCGGCTGCCGGTCGCGGTCGCCTCCGTCTGCCCAACGTGCGCTGCGGGCAGCCTGGTGCGGGTAACCTACCAACCCAGGCGTCTCAACGTCGCAGCGGCAGCCCCGGGGCGGCAGGAGCCCGGGAACAATGCAAGAACCCAGCGAGGTGCGTTTATGAAGTAGAACTTCAGCCATGTCCACCGGAACGTAACACAACGGCGCGCCGTCGGCTTCTCCGCGGCGCGCCGGAACTGTTTTATCCGGACAGCTGAAAATGTTTGCACGGGTGGAAGTCTTTACACCTATGATGGAATCTGCGAGCGGGCCTCGGCCCGGACGATTATGACAATTAACCTCAATATCACGGTCACCGCCGACGATAAACTGCAGGCATCGCTCGGGCGAATTGAGGTCGCGCTGCAGAAACTTCAAATTCAGGAGACAACTATCATGGCAAATCTCGACACTTTGACCGCCCAGGTGAAAGCCAACACAGACGTGGAAAGCAGCGCGGTCACGCTGCTCAACGGCCTCTCCGCGCAGCTGGCTGCGGTGGCAAACGATCCGGTCGCCGTTAAGTCGCTGGCAGACAGCCTCAAGACGTCGGCGGATTCTCTCGCCGCCGCCGTTGTTGCCAACACGCCGGCAGCCTAAGCGGCAAACTGTAAAAACGCAATCGATGAAAGAGCACGGCCCGGGGCCGTGCTCTCTAGAACGGAAAGGGCGGGTCGGGCACGAAGCCTGGCCCGCCCTTTTTGAGTTATTTGGCAGCAATAGATCGCAAATGCTCGGGTACGAGTTCCAGCACTTCCGGGGGCGCCATCAGATCGCCGCCCTCCTGGTTGCTTTGCGCGTACTCGACCATGTAGCGAGCCGCGGTCGTCGCCGCGTCAAAGGGTGTGAGCCCGGCACGGCTGCCGGAGTGCCCACCGCCAAACCTGCCGGAGACATCCGAAATATAGCCGGCGCCGCGCTTGCGAATGATCACTGTCGTGCGCATTACTCGATCACCTCCACGGCCACTGCCGCCGACATTGGAGCCGGATGCACCGGCGGCGGGGCCGGAGGTGCGATCTGCTCGATTTCGGCGCGGTATACGCCAATCGAATATTGCCCGAGATCGATGATCTGGCCGGCATCGTACATCGCTCGCGGAACCAATTCGTACCATGTGGTGTGGCCGGTCGGCGTATCCACGGGGATCGTCGAGCGGTGGATAATACGGTATTCCGTGCAATCAGCGATCCAATCCTTGCTGCCGCCTCGTTCAGGTTGCCAGCTCGCAAAAAGATCCTCTGGTTTGCACGTAAGCTTTACCGCCGCGAAAACATCGATCGGCGGCATGTAGTTGGTTTTGGTGGCCATGAGTGGCTGACTTTCTCCTCGCCTCTGGTCGGCGGGGTGACCGTACCTTTCTGGTACACCACTATCTTCGCTCGATTCAGCGCAAAGTCCAATCATTTTGCTGGTCGAGTGCGTTCTGGTCGTCGCGATCGACCTGGTCGCGCGCCTGCTCGAACGTCATGCCGCCTTTGCGTAGGCGCCGGATCCGGTCCAGACGTCCCCAGCCGACCTCGCGGCGTAGGCGCGCAAGGGTGATCGCTTCGCCTTCACTTAGGGTCCCGTCCGCCATGACGCCGCGCAGAAATCCGAGAAGCTCATCCACGGACCTCTCGCGGCGCCACCCTGCGTTTGTGGATTCGGGGGGCTGGCCTTCCGAATCCAGTGGGACATCCTGCATGGTTTCCCCCGCTTCTCGCCTCAACCAAAATCCGACGCCGGCGGCTTCCGCGGTATCCGAAACGGGATCACGGCGCACCGCTCTCGCGGCGTTGCTTGCCCGGGCGCTTCGCCTTGGGTTGCAAGCGGTTATGGAAAATGTTGATATTCGGCACGACCGCCTCGATCGTCTCCTCATCGCCAGAAGTCAGAATGTCCTCCAGCTTGCGATGCAGATCATGGTTGCCCGGTTCGCACCTGAAGACGCCAACCTCCTTAACCTGTTTAGGAATTGGGACTTGTAGAATGCCGCCGGAGCTCGCGAAGATGCGGTCCATGAGTTCCGCATAAGATGGCTCCCGACCTGTTGAAACACGCTCATCCAGTTGTGTTTTATCGAGCCACTGTCGTAGCTCGCCGGAAATCCTGATTGATCCTTTTTTGTCCATAAATTGAACGACTTGGCTACACGGGTACCATTTTTTAGTTGACTACTGGACGAAGCGGCGACATGATTGTCTCGTGCCATTGCGTATACAGTCTAATCGAATCGTACCTCCGACGAAACCGATACCGGTTCGTTTGCGGGTGGAACAATTGGACGCGCTTGACGAAATCAAACGGGAAACGAGCATTCCGCGTGGGATCTTGGTCCGGGATTCGGTCGATCTGTTGATCGCCCAATACGCGCGGATCAAAGCTGAGAAACCGGGCCGGCGTGGCAAATACGAGCTTGCAACGGAACTGACCAAAGCGGCGGGGTAGGGGTAAATCCGCCGCTCTTTTTTCGAGTTCGAGAAACCAGTAGGGGAGAAGTGTGTTCATGGTGGAGATTCTAAGCTTCGATGGTTACAGCCGCAGGTGCCGGATACGAGTCGGCGCGCTGGAACTCACTGATAACAGGAAAAATCGATTTTGCTATGCCAACGAGTGGCACAGCAGGCTGGCCTTGATCAAACAGTTCCGGCTCGGCGCCAGCGTGCGGACTCTCGGCAGAAAGCACCCCAAAGGCGAAGAGGGCATGCAGGCCGATTTGCGGGCGGCTCTGATGGGCGCGCCGGCATACGACATGAAGAAGGCGGCGTAAAGTGCGAAACCTCGCGGAGATGGAGCAGGATGTCGCGAACTACCAAGACATCCAGTCGCTTAAGGATGAACTTCGTACCCGGACCCAGGCGCTCTGGGTCGTCGTATGCCTCTTTTTTCTCCTGCTGATCGCCGCGATCGTCCTGGTTTGCGTGGCGAACAAAACCTTGGCAAACCAAGCCCCGACCGACCTCGACAACGACTGTCCGGAGGTGCGCGGATGAAGGCCGCAACCGCCGCGCCCAAAGCTGACCCCGCCCCAATCATCACCTTCGCGATCAACCGCGAGCAGTACGTCTGCTTCCACCGCTCGCACGTCATCTCACTTATCCAGGAGCTTCAGATGTTGCTCGACGACACAATTGCCGTTCCCAGTGCCATCGCAGAGAAAGCCAAGGCCATCCCTTTGAGTTCCCGTGTTCGGACCGCCTCCTTTTCCACCGCGTCCGACACGGGCTGCGGGGACGTCGCTCCTGCGGTCGTCCCCGCCAATTCATCCGAGCCAAAGCCGTCGAAGGTCAGGAAGCCAAAGGCGCCGCACGGGTATCCCAACATGCGAAAGCTCATTTTGCCGGCCAAACCGCCGCGCGAGGGCAGCTTCGCCGAAGCGGTTCTCGCAACGATCACGGAAGCTGGCGAGCAGGGGCTCGACGTCGCCGGCATCGTTAATGCGCTTGAGGCTGCCGAGGTCTCAATCGAGTCGGATGACGAGCAGAAGGCCGTCGCCAATGCAATCCACCAGACACTCAAGCCGCGCGGCCTGATCGAGCGCTGCGAGCGAACGGACCATCAGACGTACTGGAGGCGCGCGACGGCATGAAAACACCAGGACAGATTTTGGCGGAGCTGCTGTACCCGCACATGAAATGGAAGACCCTCGACGGCGGGGCGTGCGCCAACTGGGAAGGGACCGCGGCCGCCTTCCTGGAGGCCTGCGCGACCTCGCCTGCCGGGACGGCCGTCTGGATCACTACCGGGGACACGATCATGTGTGTCGCTTCCGCGGCGATCCAGCGAGTATGGTGCTCCGGAGACGGCTGGCACCTGGAGCTGCGCACCGGCTGGTACAAGAGCATCGACGAGCAGGAGGCCCGCCGCGCGGTGATTGCGATCGGCGGCGTCTGGCCGGCGCCCACCAGGGAGGCGCCCAAGCCATGAGCGCCGATGAATACGTCTACGAGGACGAGGGTACGATCCCACTCGCAGAGTGGGCGGCGCCGCAGCTGGTCGCCTGGGAGCTGAGCGAGCCCTGTGACCTGCTCACGGCCGCAATCGTGGAGGCCGGCAAGACGCTGCGCAACCCGCCGCCCAATAAGACCGCCAACATCACCACGCGCGCCGGCGGAGCGTATTCGTTTAACTACAGCGATTTGAGCGCCGTGCTCGATTGCCTTCGCGAGCCGCTTGCGGGCGCCGGCCTGGCACTCGTGCAGATTCCCTCGGTGCGGCCTGGCCTCGACGCCGGCGTGGTAGGCATCACCTCCTTACTCATACACTCCAGCGGTCAGCGGCTGCTGATGCGCCTCGAGCTGCCCTGCAGCCTGGCGGGCGAGCCGCGCGAGTTGTTTCAGCGCGTCGGCGGTCATATCACCTGGCTGCGTAGAGTGAGCGCGGGCTGCCTCTTTCCGGTCGCGGCGGAAACGGAATCCGACATCGGGCGCAACGAGCCTCCGCCGACGGCCGGCCCGCGCGCATCCGCACAGGACAGAAAGCAGCCGCCGCCTGCCAGCAGGCCTCTCCCTGGCCAGCCGCGCGCACAGAACGGCAAAGCCGCCGCGGTCCCTTCTCGAGCGCCCGCAGACGCGATTCCTCCGCGCGCCAGCGCCGCCCCAGGGACCGCGGCCGCGGCGCCGTCCGGCAAACCAGAGGGTACGCCGCCGCCCGTCGCTCATCCCGCCGACTGGCGGTCCGGATTCGAGACCAGGTGCGACGAAGCCCGACTGGTCGTCGGCCAGGAGAGCTACAGCCGGATCCTGGCCAACAACGGGTATACGAAACTGAGCGAGGTCTCAAGCCGCGAGCATGCGCAGACGATCGTAAACGATCTGCGCGAGGCGGCCAGTGCGATCCGCCGGCAGAAATCAGAGGAAACCGGCGTCGCGGCGCCAGGCGGCAAGTTTGTGAACGGCCACGGCGTCGAGGTCGACGACGGCGATGTGCCGTTCGGCACGGGGGCGAAATCATGAGCGTCTATCCGGACGATGCATTCCATGGCCAGGCGCCGACCAGCGTCGAAGAGGAAGAGTTGTGCCTCGGGCCCCAGCCGGCCGCGTTGCTGCTCGATGCGGACCCGGATCCGGAGGATGGCGAGTTCCACTGCGAACGGGATGGAGAATTCTTTCTCGACGACAGCGATTCCGACGAGGACCTCTGGAGGGACATCTATGGCTGATACTGCGCTGGTCTGCTTCATTGCCGGCCTGGCTTGTCTGGCGCTGTGGGGCTTCAGCGGCCGCGATCCGCTGTGGTGGCTCATTCATGCTCTGATCTTCGTGCGCGCCGCCATCGCGCTCGCCTGGAGAGTACGCGGCGAGGCCTGGGCGCACTATCGCGGCGAACTGCCTGGAGAGGTCCGGAAGATGCGGGTAGATCTCATGGCGGACGATTTGCGGGAAGGGCTTTAGCGATGGCAGATAACGGCAAAAGAGGGAAGAGAATGGCAAAAACACCAGCATCTAACGAGCGACCAGTGCTCGTAACGACAGTTCACCGCGGCGTTTTTTTCGGCTACGCCACCAAGACAGACGGCCCGACGATTCAGCTGCGCGCAGCTCGCCTGTGCGTGTATTGGACCGCAGACCTGCGAGGGTTCATGGGCCTCGCGTCCGCTGGCCCAAACAGTGGCTGCAAGATCGGCCCGGCAGCCGACATCGAATTGCGCGACATCACCTCAGTCAGCGAGGTATCTCCGGAGGCGGTTGCCAAATGGGAGCTTGCGCCGTGGTGTTGAAGTTCGGAGATAGTCGGCTGCCGGAACGATTCTGGCAGAAAGTGAAGCAACTGCCAGCCACATCCCTGCCGGAAGGCTGCTGGGAATGGACTGCGGCCACCAACAGCGACGGCTACAGCAGTTATTGGCATGAAGGGACGATGCGGTCCGGTTACAAGGTGTGCTTCGAGTCCCTGGTTGGCAGCGTCCCGAAAGGGCTCACGCTCGACCATTTGTGCCGTAACCGAAGATGTGTGCATCCTGCTCACCTTGAACCCGTCACAAATGTGAAGCGCGGAGACCTACCGGCACTGGTGGGACTGCGGCAGAGATCCAAAACTACCTGTCCCCACGGTCATCCGTACTCCGGGGCCAATCTCTATGTGGAGATCGATGGATCGCGCGGCTGTAAGGCCTGCCGAAGCGCCCAATATCAAGCCTTTATAGCTAGAAGGAGGGCCTCGTGACCAAAGATAGCTCCTTGGTGTTAACGCTATTCGGCACGCTGCCGCAGTGGACATCCGAAGCCTCCGGGTACGGGTCCGGGTCCGGGTACGGGTCCGGGTACGGGTCCGGGTCCGGGTCCGGGTACGGGTACGGGTCCGGGTCCGGGTACGGGTACGGGTCCGGGTCCGGGTACGGGTCCGGGGACGGGTACGGGTCCGGGTCCGGGTACGGGTCCGGGTACGGGGACGGGTACGGGTCCGGGTCCGGGTACGGGTCCGGGTCCGGGTCCGGGTACGGGTCCGGGTACGGGTCCGGGTACGGGTCCGGGTCCGGGTACGGGGACGGGTACGGGTCCGGGTCCGGGTACGGGGACGGGTACGGGTATTGGCGCACCGTCTTCGCGGATGCCGTGCGCTCCTGGACAGCTAAGCAGCGCAAAAGGCTGGGCGAATTGGGCGGTGCATTCATCGCCTTCTGGAAGTCGGACAAAGAGGGCTTCCCGGCCAACGGGGGCAACCTCCCGAAGCCTGTGGTAGTTGGGACGATCCACGAGACGAGCGGTCCGCTGCGCCTCTGCAAACAAGGGACGCTGCACGCCACGCTCGACCCGGGCAAGTGGAAGGGCGAGCGGCTCTGGGTGGTCGCTCTAATCGGCGACATAGGGGTAGGTAACGACAAGGTCGGTGCTCTTCAACGCGAAGTGCTGGGAGAGGTAATTCAATCAACGAGAGGTTCTGATTGACCATGGAGACCATTCTTTTTAGGGGCTTGCTGCTTCGCCACTTTGACCAGCGCCGCGCGGGCGAAGTCGGCGTGTTTTCGAGGATCCATTTAACCGCCGACGCATCGCAGCCGGTGTTCGACGCAATGGGCTGGGACTATGTGCCGGAATGCGTCAACTCGTGCGACCTGGTGGGCGCGCTCGTGGCCAGGAAACTGACGATCGTCCCAATCGATCCGGCGCTCCGGAAGCAGGGATTCTCACTCACATGCATCGACGCCGACGACTTCCAGCTCGTCCGTGTGAAGGCCAAGGATGGTGAAAGCTCCTCCTTGGAATTGCGCTTCAACGTGCGCTCGCACGCCGCCGAGGCCGCGGCGCTGCTCGATAACTGGATGCGCACGATCGGCGAGGGCCGTGCGACGCTCCAGATCGACTATGAGTCTGCGACGCGCCCCGAAAAGCAGGAGACTGCGCAGGATGACGCGCCGCTATTCGCCCAGGCGTCGAGCGAGCCGGCCGAGCTTGTATCAAAGGACGAGGAAGGCGACGTCGTCCGGCGCTTCGAAAGCAAAGAGGCGATGAAACTCGCGGGCGTGACGCCGGACCAGCCCGCGCTGCCCACCGCGCGCCAGGCAGCCGGCCGGACGCCGCATCTGGGAGCGCGCAAGGCGGGAAGGCCGGCCAAGGGGGATCGAGAAGTCCAATGAAGATCACGATCGAAAGCACCACGGAGGTCGTCTTGCTGAGCGCGACAGCGCTGGCTGTGCCGATCGTCTGCCGTGTTTGGGAAGGGCTGTCGGAGGGCGGGGTTAAAGTCCAGTGCCTGATTCCACGCATTGCGGTTTCCCCGGGCGAGGATACGTCTGTATTTGACGCCGAGTTGATCAAGCAGCGGGCGCCATCTGCTGAAGTGCGGGCCTTTCCGCTTCGCATGATTCTTTAGGAGCCGTGCAGAGTATGCCGACGATCCTATGGGCGGGCAAAACCGCGCGCGGCGGCTTCCTATTCGTCCTCCCCGGCCGGACGCCGACCAAAGGCAATTCCCGGGTGAGCCGCCGCGAAATGAAACCATCCAAGGCCTATCTGACTTGGATGGTTGAGACCGCTTATAGTGCGATCGCACTCGCAAACATGGTGAGGCGCGCTGGCGTGCGCTTGCCGATTGGCTCGCGCACGCTGGTGTCCCTGAATATCTACCTGCCGAATCTGGTGCGCGGCGACGCTGACAATTACCACAAGGCGGTCGGCGACTGGTTGCAGACAAACGCTTTCATCGCGAATGACCGGCTGATCCACTGGGGCCCGACGAAGTTGTACCTCGATCGGGCCGACCCGCGGCTGGAGCTGGTCGCAGAGCCCTACATTGCGGGGGAGGGCGAGCTGTGAAGGACGCCGGTACCGGTCCGGACAAAGCGGAGGCGCCTCGCACATGGCGCTGCGCGCATTGCGGCAAAGTGAACCCAGTTCGCATGGTCTGGTGCAAGGGCTGCAGCAGCCAGCGCGAGGATGCGCCAGCGCCGGCGCCGGCAAACCCACAAACGGAAGGAAGACTCTGATGGGCAGCGCACCAAGCATCGAATGGACGGACGCCAGTTGGAATCCTACAAGGGGGTGTTCGCGCGTCAGCGAGGGCTGCAAAAACTGCTATGCGGAGAAGTTCGCCGCACGATTTGCAAGGCCAAAAGCTCCGGGCGCAGCGCCCAAATCTCCAGCCGGAATATATGCCGGATTTGTGCAGTTGACCTCGGCCGGCCCGCGCTGGACGGGCAAAGTTGAATTGGTGGAGTCAAAGCTCGAGGTGCCGCTGCACTGGCGAAAACCGCGCAGGATCTTCGTTGATTCGATGAGTGATCTGCTCCACGAGAAACTCTCGCGCCGGGATATCGTCGAGGTTTTTGCTTACATGTCCATCGCTGGATGGCACCAATTTCAAATTCTGACGAAACGTGCAGAGCGGCTGGCAATGCTGGATGAATCGTTTGGGCGCGCGGTGGCTGCCCGATGCGACGAACTGCGCGCGAAACACGGATGGGGAAACTGCGGCACAGACTGGCCGCTCCCCAACGTGTGGCTCGGCGTATCTTGCGAGAACCAGGAGACTGCCGATGCGCGGATTCCGCTCCTGCTCCAGACGCCGGCGGCGGTGAGGTTCGCGAGCGTGGAGCCGATGTTGGCACCCATCGATCTCGACGGCAATGGGATAGACGATCTCCACGCTCTCGGTTGCGGAGATTCAGAATGCCCGACGCGCGATGTGCTGCCTGGTTGCCGCGGCCTCGATTGGGTCGTCCTTGGCTTCGAGTCCGGTCCTAACGCCAGGCCCGGACATCCCAATTGGGCTCGCAGGGTACGCGACGACTGCCAGGCGTCCGGCGTGCCATTCCTATTCAAGCAGTGGGGCGCTTGGGCTCAAGTTGGCCCGGAGTATACAGGCCGCACGCTCATCATGTCCTCGGCTGGCGAGATCTTCCCTGGGCCTGATCCAAATCCCAATCTGAACCGTACGCACATGATGATCCGCATGGGGCGTGTGGGCAAGAAAGCCGCCGGCCGCTTGCTCGATGGGCGTGAGTGGAACGAATACCCAGAGGTTTCCAGATGACCCAGCAACAGCGAATCGCGGAGTTGGAGGCCCAACTCGCGGCGAGCCAGGCGCGGGAATGCACGATGCGGGAGGCACTGGGTCGCAATCACGAATGGCACCTGACGCAGGACGACTGCGAACCGTATCAGGAATCAGAGTTGTGGCAGGTGAACACGGCCGCCCTCGCCACCTCAGGGACGTGCCCTCATCAGCAGGAAGCGTGTCGGATGCGGGAGGCGCTGGTAATGTGGCGAAGATTCGCGGCAGAGTGCGAACAGCGCAAAATTACCATCCCGCTTTGGGCTTCGATGTTGAACGAAACGGCAGTTGAACTGACGGAAGCCGCCCTCGCCACCTCAGGGACGTGCCCTCATCAGCAGGAAGCGTGTCGGATGCGGGAGGCGCTGGAAACCATCAAGACACGGCTAACGCTCGGCAGGTCAATTGAGGCGGGGATCTGGCTTGAGAAATACAAACGCTGGTCATGGGAGCCCGAAGCTGTGATTGGCGAGTCGTTGGAATCGGTTGACGCAGCCCTCGCCGCCTCGGGGCCGTGCCCGCACGCTGCCGAACTCGCGGCGGCGAAGACGGAGCGGGACGGGCTGGCGGCGGCGCTTGAACCATTCCGTAAGTACATCGAATTGCGCTATGCCATTTTCTCAAAACATGCACTGGATTCAGTTCCCACTTTGCAGGTAAGCCACACCGGAAGATTTGGGGTGAGTGCAGCGGAGATAACGCAGGCTGATTGGGATCGTATCCGCTACGCATTGGTGCCCGGTGTTGGGGTGGATGCGGAGAAAGGCGGCAACGGATGACTAAAGATGAAGTTGCCTTTCTTGCGCAGATTAAGATCTTACTCGCTAAAGTTGATCGCCTGACCGCCGAACTCGCGGCGCGGACGGAGGAGCGCGACGGGTTAGCCGTGATCGTGGAACTCATCCGGCCGCACGCTAAGGAAATGTCTGTCCACGTTCCTGGACGCGGCACGATGCCATTCCGGGACGTTGTTGATGCCTGCGGAGCACATGCCATCCTCGCCGCCCGCGATACACGCGTGAAGGCCGAAGGCCGGGCCGAGGGGCTGCGGGAAATCCAGCGCCAATGCAAGCTCGGGCTTGACTCCTACATGGTCTATCAGATGATCGACCGGCTATTGGCGCAGGCGAAGGGAGAAGCAGATGCCCGACGTCTGGCGGCTGCATCGTCCATCGTCCGAGAGGAGGAAAACCATGTGGCCGCGCGCGCTAAAGACGCGCCAGCGGATGGGACCGCCGAGGCCAACACACGCAAGGGGTTACTCAGCAACCAGGGCCGGCTTTCGGGGGAAAGTCTGCCCTCTTCAACGCAGCAGGAGCCAGATTGAGATGGGACTCTACGGGTTCAAAAAGCGGTTCGTGCCCTACATCGTGGAGGGCAGCAAGACCCACGCCATTCGAGCGGTGCGCTGTCCGCGCGACAAGCCCGGCAACACGATGCACCTCTACACTGGGCTCCGGCAGAAGGGAGCGGTCCTGCTGGGGCGCTTCCCCTGCATAAAAGTCGAGCAGAATCCCATAACCGAGGACCATCGCGTCTTCGTCGACGAGGTCGAGCTGGACCGCGATGAGAAGGACCTGCTCGCCTGGCGCGACGGCTTCCGGCTCGACGCGACGGTCTTTGCCCTCACCGATCCTCCACTGCCGAAACATACCGGCTGCTTCGAAATGCTGATGATGGCGTTCTGGAGCGGGCGCCTGCCGTTCGAAGGCCATATCTACCACTGGAAGTGGAGCAAATGAGTGAGTTGGCACCCAAGGTCTGCCCGACGTGCGGCCGCCCAATCACCACCGGGCCGCGGCGGATCTGTTTCGCCTGTGGCGGGCCGATCGGGCAGCACCACCGATACCACTTCGAAGGCGGACGCGTGATGCACAACGACTGCAACGCTCCCAAGGGCTACGTGCGCGAGGAGAGCGCGCCCCTACTGGACGCGCAGAGAAATGAAAATTCGCTGGAGGGCAGTTAGGTGCCTCGCAGATTCTGGCGCATGGAGGAACTGGATCGACTCACCGCCCTGTACGCTGCTCATTCGACCAAGGAAGTGGCACAGGAGTTGGATCGGAGCGTCTCTGCCATATACGGCATGGCTGCTTCCCTTGGGCTGCAGAAGTCTCTGGAATGGCTTGCAAGCGAGGCATCTGGCCGTTTATTGAAAGGCCAAACTCGGCGAGGCACGGAACGAACACAGTTTCAAAAGGGTCATGTGCCGGCGAACAAGGGCTTGAGGCGTCCGGGCTGGCATGCCGGCCGGATGCAGGAGACGCAGTTCAAAAAAGGGGATCGATCCGGTATCGCCGCGAAGAATTGGAGGCCCATCGGCACGATACTCCCAGACGCCGAAGGCTACCTCCGGATCAAGGTCCGGGAGGCGGTGCATGGCAAAGAGCCGACGGGTTTTGGGAACACGAAAGTGTGGCCGCTGTACGGCCGTTATGTGTGGGAGCAGCACAAAGGCCCGATACCTCCAAAGCATCTGGTGCTGTTCAAGGACGGCGATCGTTCGCGTTGCGTGATCGAGAACCTGGAGCTGCTCTCCATGGCGGACAATGCCCGCCGAAACAGCATGTGGAACCGTCTGCCGCCCGAACTGGCGAGGGTGATCCAGTTGAACGGCGCGCTGAAAAGGCAAATAAGGAGGTTAAGTGGCAGGAACGAAAAACACGATTAAGGATCTGCGAGACCACCTGTTCGAGACCCTGGAGATGCTGAAGGACACCGAGAAACCCATGGAGCTGGATCGCGCGCGGGCCATCAACGAAGTGGCACAGGTGATCATCAACACCGCCAAAGTTGAGGTCGATCTGGTCAAGGCCGTCAGTGGCAGCGCTCCTGGCAGCTCTGCATTTTTCAATCTTCCGGATGAGAGCAGAGATCCTCGCGGGACTCCACGTTTGATCGAGCGCCGGCAGGCTTCACCACTGCCGCGCGAAGGGAATGGCGACAGATAGATGAAACAGGAGCAGGAAGCCCGGGGTGAAATCGCACGGCTGGTGCAGCCGGCGTCGGTAACGCAGACCTTTGCAATTTTAGCTGTGAGGGGCGCCGGCAAGACGAACGCAGCGCGCGCGATGGCGGAGGCGATGTTCGACCTCAAGCTGCCCTTCGTGGCGATCGACCCGGTCGGATCCTGGTGGGGCCTGCGCGCCTCGCGCGGCGGCTCGACACCCGGGCTGGCCATCCCTGTATTCGGCGGCCGGCACGGAGACATCCCGCTCGACGTCAGCGCGGCGGTCCTACTGGCTGACCTGATCGTCGAGAAGCGGCTCTCCTGCGTGCTGGACCTGTCTACGTTCGCCTCCGAATCGGAGAAGAAGAAGTTCCTCCTCTACTTCGCGCAACGGCTCTATGCCCGCAACGAAGACCCGCTTCACCTGTTTCTGGAGGAGGCCGACGACTACATTCCGCAGAAACCCTTCCGTGAGGAGGCGCAGCTCCTGCGTGCCTGGGAAAACATCGTGCGCCGCGGCCGGGCCCGCGGTCTGGGCATGACGATGATCACCCAGCGCTCCGCCAAAATCAACAAGGACGTACTCACCCAGGCCGAGACTCTGATCGCCATGCGCACCACGTCGCCCCAGGATCGCGCGGCCGTGGAAGCGTGGGTAAAATACCACAGTGCAAAAGCTGAAATCCTCGAATCGCTGTCCAGCCTCGAGGACGGGGAGGCCTGGGTTTGGTCGCCTCATTTCCTGGGCGATACCTTCCGGATGCGCTTTCCACTGAGCCGGACGTTTGACTCCGGTGCCACGCCGAAAAACGCGCGCGCCGGCGATCACCGGACTCCGGCAACCATGGCGGACATCGACCTCGGCGAGCTCCGCAAAAAGATGGAGGCGACACTCATCAAGGCGAAGGAATCGGACCCGGCCGAGCTGAAGAAGGAAATCAACACGCTGCGCGCCGAGCTGCTCAAAGCGGGCCGGTCGAAGGTGGCGCCGGCGGCCGCCATCGATGAGGGCCAGATAACGCGCGCGATCGAGGCCGCGCTGGCTAAGGGAGAGAAAACCTGGCGCGAGCGGCTGCGCAAAACCGGCAGAGCGATTGAAACTGCTGCCCGGAGTCTTAACCAGATTTCCGCTCTCACTTTGGAGGTCCGCGGCAACCTTCTGAGCGCCCACCGGGACATCATGGACACGCCGATCGAAGCAATACCCGCTGCAGTCCTGGCCGGCCCGCTCGGTATCGACACCGCCACGGTCCAGCGCGACCTCGCCAAGGCCGACTACTGCGCGCCAGCGCCCAAGGCGGCGCCGCGATCGGCGGAGGCCTCCGGCGCCGGCTCGCTGACGGCTTCCCTTCGCAGGGTATTGACCGCCCTCGCGCAACATCCGGATGGTATGGAAACCTCGCGGCTGGCGGCGCTCGCCGGCTACACGGTCAATGGGCACTTCAACAACTTGGTCGGCTCGCTGAGGTCCCAGGAGTACATCACGCCGGCGCGCGTCTTCCCGATCCAGATCACCGAGGGAGGACTGGCCGCACTTGGGACATTCGAACCTCTGCCGACCGGCGAAGGCCTGCGAACATACTGGCTCGACCGGGTCGGCCCGTCAAAAGCCAAGCTGCTGCGGGCACTGATCGAACTGTACCCGGGCGCCGCCGATACCGAGCAACTGGCGCAGCTCGCCGGCTATACGGTCAACGGGCACTTTAACAACCTGGTCGGCTCGCTGCGCACGATGGGCCTGATCACGCCGCCGCGGCAACCGATTCGAGCCATGGATTACTTTTTCGAGAACTAATATGAACGCAAAATCACCTTCTTTAGCCCCAACGGCCGCCTTGGCGCAAGCGGAGAGCAGGGTGCCTATGGACGCGCGCGGAGACATATGCAGCAGCTGCTCGGAGGTGATAGGAGCGCTGGAGGACTGGACGTATGCGGCAAATCGGCCGAGCTGGGCATCGCTCCAACGCGAGCTGGGGCGGCGGCTCCAGATGGGAGACGGTACGGCGAAATGAAGCGGGGCACTCTCGATCATCCAAAAACCAGAGCGCTTGCCCGACTGCTCCGCATCAACCGGGCCTGGGCGGGTGGAATTCTGGAAGCCTTGTGGCAATTTACAGCCGAGTACTACCCGGCCGGCGACGTCGGCCGCGCCACCGACACAGCGATCGCCGAAGCTCTCTATTGGCCCGAGGATCGACCTGCTGAGGAACTGATCGGCGCCCTCACCGGCAACGATTCGAAATTCCTTGATAGAAGCGAACGGCATCGGCTCGTGGTTCACGACTGGCCGGATCATTGTTCCGATTTCGTGCATATCAAGTTGGCCCGGGCCCGGCAGGATTTTGCGGATGGCCGCCCCGCAAAGTTATCCAGGTTGTCCAAGGGCGAGCGCGAAAAGATCGATAAGGAAGGTGACGAGCGCTCGGTTCTCCCAACTGTGCGCACAGAATGCGCAGAGGTCCTAGATTCGTGCGCACAAGCTGACCAAAGCGCACGGAACAGCGATTTGTGCGCACCACCCGGCCCGGCCCTACCCGGCCCGGCCTTAACCCGACCCAGCCTTAACCCGGCGGCGGCGAAAAGCGGTGGAGGGTTCGTAGAGCCGCCGCCGAAGAACGAAATTCCAGGATCGACGAACGGAAAACCGGAGAACGGAAAGCCGGAGAACGGAAAAACGGCAAGCGGCGAACGGCCGTGGTGGCAAACGCACTGGAAACACATCGGCGAGTGCCTTCTCGAGGTCCGGACGCATGCTGGGAATTTGCAGAACGGGCCGCCTCGCCACCCGGACGAGGCCATTTGCATCGAGATCGGCGCCTACTTCGCAACCGTCCAGGATTTTGACGATTGGATCCACGAGAAAGGCAAGGCGCGGCAGGGCGCCGAAGCGCGCCACTGGAAATGGTTCGCTCATCTGGCGCAGGCTGAAGGCACTCGGAAAGGCCCTGATTCGAGTTGGTTGCCTGGAGGTGCTCAATGACGGAATGCATTCTCTGCGATGGTCACGGACACCGCATGATTTACACGTTGCGGCCGATCCGCCGGCAGCCTGACGGCAAGCTGTTGAAGCTACGCCCGGAGGTGCTCAGCGAGGCCCAATACCTCGAGCTGTCGAAGCGCCTGCCGACCTCGCCGCTTGACTGGCGGCCGGAGCATGAAGGCGTTCTGAGCGTAGAGAGTTATCCCTGCGCCTGTCAGCCGCCGACACGCAAGCGGAAGCAGAAACGCGGTCCGGTGAAGCCTGCACAGAGGGCCAAAACTTCGCGCCGCGGTTACTGGTGGGACCGATGATGCCAGCGCGCGAGTTCGTCCGTGCGATTCTGCAACGCGTCTGTGAAGCCCACGAGATTCGGATCGAGGACCTGCGCAATCCTTCGCACGCGCAGTACCTGGTTTCGGCGCGGCGCCAGGCGGCCGTCGAGCTTCGGAATCGTGGCCTAAGCCTGCCTCATATCGGGCGGATTCTACATCGGGCGGACGGCACGCCGATGCACCACACGTCGATCCTGCATCTGGTGGAAAGCCCGGGAAGAAAGACAGGCGCCGCGGTGGAAACGGTGCCAGACCACTCTTGCAACAACTCTGCGATCGCCGACTTCCTCCCCGACTTTTTGGACTCGTCGAATGAGAACACGCGCAGAGTTCTGGACCCACGGCGGCTAATTCTTAACGGAAACCGTCAGTTGGCGGAAGACAGGCGAAGTTGACCGCTGGTTTGCTTAAACAATTGTTTGATGATATGTTCACTGCAGCAGGCCTCCCCGCGAGGGGCGGAGCGATACGGGTCGCTTATAGCTGAACTGGCGGCGCTCCTCTCTACCAGATCCCGGTCTCAACTCCCTAACATTGCTATGCCCAAACCCAGGCGGTTCAAGCGCCGCGTGGCCGTTTATCGCGGCGGCGGCGAGCTGTACTACGCCGCGCCGGCCGCGGCCGCGCACTTACTCGACTCGGGCCTGGCGACCGTCCGGCAGAAGTCGTCGAAGGTGATCGGAGAGATTCAGCTCGGCGGCGCCGCAGATGGCAACGCCGGCGGCAGAGTCGAGCTCGACCGGCTCGAACTACGGCCAGGCTCTTACGGGATCCGGCGCGAGCACCTCGAGTTGAGCGGGCATTTGTGCTTCAGCCATCGGCGTCCGTGGGACGAGGTCATCTGTACGGAGGCGACCACTGGTGGCGTCGGCAACTGATTCATCACGTGTGGTGGAGGACCAGTCGGCCGGCGATGGGAAGATTCGCACAGATCCGACGATTCTAACGACGCGGCAGCTCGTGCGGGAGATCGCATCTCTCAAGGAGCTTATTTTTACCCGGCTGGACGGCATGGACAAGGCCATCAGCCTGTTCAACGAGAACATCACCCGGGTACCGACGGACACAGACAAGCAGATTCAGCACCTGAAGGAATTGCACGAAGTCCGTTTTGAGGAGTCGCACTCGGAAATCGAGTCGGTTCGGCAGGTCGAAGACGCGCGCATTGACGGGATGGACAAGGCGATCATCCTGCTGCAAAACATCGCGGACAAGTTGCCGGCGCGGATCGACGAAAAAATCGTTGCACTGCGCTCCGTTCACGAAGAAAAGTTCTCTTCCATTCAGACCCAGTTCCGCGAGCGCGACGTGCGGACAGAGCAGTCTAGCAAGGATTCCAAGGTCGCTGTGGATGCCGCGTTGCAAGCCGCTAAGGAAGCGGTGGGCGAACAGAACAAGTCCTCGGCGCTGGCGATCGCCAAGTCCGAGGCGTCCACGACGAAGCAGATCGACCAAATGGGTCAACTGATACAATCGGGCAACAAAGCGGTCGATGACAAGTTCAACGACGTCAAGGAGCGGGTTACGCGCATAGAAGGCATGGGCGAAGGCAAGCACGCCACGGGCGCTTTCATGTTCTCGATCTTGGCGGCTCTGGTTTCGATGGCCTCTCTGATCGTGGCGCTGGTGATCGCATTTCACAAATAGACCCGTAAACCATGCAACCGATCTCCTGGAAGACTACAGCTCTCGGACTTGTCTCCGCCGCCGCGGCTTTCGTACTCTTCTCGCCGGAACTGTTCGCGCAGTGGCAGTGGGTGGTCGCGCTGGCGAAGTTCATCATGGTCGGCGGTCTGGCGGGCCTCGGCCTGGCCGCGCGCGATACCGACGTGCATTACACGCCACCAAATAGCCTGCAGGCGATCGCCGAAGCGAAACAGAAGGAAGGCTTGCAGATCGTCGCGGACGAAAAGAAGGCGGGTTAGAAAGGATCGGTGTTCGCCATGTTGTTGCTCTTGATAGTTCTCTTGCTGCTGTTCGGTTCGGGCGTCGGCTGGTACGGCTACTCCCGTTATGGCACGGGCGGTGGGGCGGGCATCGGGCTGGGCACCGTCCTGCTGGTCCTGCTCGTCGTCTGGATGCTGGGCGGCTTCCACGGGCGGCTTTGACTGCGCCGACTGGTCGGGTGCGTTCTATCGTATACGATACGGACGGCCATGCCCGGGCAGTCGCGCCACAACGGCAGCCGCGACGTCGACGGTGTAGGTGTAGGTAACGAGGCCAACCGCGGCGCGCGGCGCCCGGGAGCGGCAACGTGGCGCGCGCAGGCCAGGCCGCGGCGCTGGGGTGGCACGCGACGCCCCACAAAAAGCTTAGGTACTACCAGCGCGAGAATTCGCGAGAGGTAGCCCTGCTGCCGGATTTCGCTAGTCGCTGGCCGAAAAGTGGGATTTACAAGTGGGATTGACATGTGGGATGATCGCAGGTCCGGCGGCGCAGTTCGCTGAGCGCGCAACCATAAGAAAATCCGCCCCTTACGAGGCGGCTGGCTGCTCACTTGGACGGTCGGCGTTAGAGCGGGAGTCCGTATCCTTCCGGCAGGTCCTCGAGCAGTCGTCTCATGTCCGGCGCCCAGACTCGGCCGTTGTAGGAAACGCGAGCCACCAGTTCGCCGGCGTTCGATCGGATCTCGCCCGAGTCCCGTTTCAGATCGCTTCCCGCGAGTTCGTTCTTTTTCACGAAAAGCCACCAGATGGTGCTGGCCTGTTCCGCCGTCCTGACCGGCACTTTGATGGTCTTGAGGCCTCTGGCGGAGAGCACGATATATCCGCTGGCGTCTGTCGCGATCGGCTGGGCCGTCTCCAGCATGCTCTTCGCAGCGCTTTTGCTGATGGAATGCTGTCTGCCCAAGTCCGAGGCCGTGGTGTGATTGAGAAATTCAGAAAAGCTCATTATTTCTGCCGTCCTTCCACACACATCAATCACTCTGAACGCGACGCGGATCCACTCAATTGCGATCAACGGACAAAGAAAAAGCCCGGCGCGTGGCCGGGCGTCTTCCTGGTGACCGCGATTGGGCGATTATTCGGCGATCTGGTAGCACCGCTCGCCAGTCTCGTTCTTAAACGACCGGATCACGACGCCCTTCTTGCCCTGGGTGGAGATGAAACCGCGCACAGAGTGCTTCTGCCAGCCGGTATCTGCCATGATCTCGGACAGTTTGACGCCAGTCTTGCGGCGCAGGAGGCCCAGGATCAGCGCCGTTTTGGCGCCTTCGCGCGGCGCGGACGCATCCTTCTTCTCGCGTTTGACCAGCGTCTTGGCCACCTTCGCCGGCTGGTCGGCGGTTTTCTTGGCCTTCTTGCTGGCACCCGTGGGCTTTGGGGCCGTTTTGGAGGCCTTCCTGGCCTTACCTGTGGCCTTGGCGGTCGGCGTCGCGCCAGCGGCGGCCTGGGCGTCTTCGGCGCCGTCGAAGGGCGTCGCGGGCGTGGATTTGGAGCTGGGTTTCATAACGTGTTGAACCTTTCGATTGAGATCGGACACCACATCAATCACTCAGATCCGATGCCCGATGCAAGCGAAGTCCGCGGCATTCTTGCCGCTTGAGCGAATTCCAATGGCGAAACGTAAACCAATCACTCCCGACAGTTCGGCGGGGATCCGCGACCAGCAGTACGAGATCGTCTCGATCGCCGCTATCCAGCCACACCCGCGCAACCCGCGCCAGGGAGACGTGAACGCGATCATTGCATCGATCAAAGCGAACCAGTTTTTTGGCGCCTGCATCGTCCAGCGTTCCACGGGGAACATCCTGGCGGGCAATCACCGCTGGCTGGCGGCTCGCGAGTGCGGGCTCGCGGGCGTGCCAGTGATCTGGGTGGACTGTAACGACGCGGAGGCCTTGCGGATTCTCCTGGTCGACAACCGGACCAATGACCTGGCGGGCTATGACGACGCCGCGCTGGCGCAGCTCCTGCAGGAGGTCCAGGCGGAGGCCGGCACGCTCCTTGGGACCGGCTTCGACCTCGAGGCACTCGACGAGTTGCTTGCAGGTATTGCTTCCAGCACCGCTAGCGAGGCGATCACCGCGGACGACGCGGTACCGGAACCGAAAGCAAACCCAGTCACACGTCCCGGCGATCTCTGGCTGCTCGGCTCGCGGGTCATTTGCCCGCACTGCGGAACGGAAAACGATGTCTAGCCCACGCTGCACGAACTGCCACCGGTCGCTCGAGGCATTAGAGCCTCTGCGCCACCGGCTGCTGTGCGGCGACTCGCGCGACCCGAAGCAGGTCGATCGACTCTTTGATGGAACGCCGGCGAACGTTGTGATCACCTCCCCACCGTATGCATCGCAGCGTCAATATGATGAGTCGAGCGGGTTCAAACCGATCGCAGTGGAAGAGTACGTCGCGTGGTACCGCGCGGTGGCGTCAACGATCGCCTCGCACCTGGCGCCGGACGGCTCGTACTTCCTCAACATCAAAGCCCACGCCGAGGATGGTGAGCGCAGCCTCTACGTCATGGACCTCGTCATCGCGCACAAACGTCAGTGGGGCTGGATGTTCAGGGACGAGTTCATCTGGAAACACAGCGGCTTTCCGGGGGAGTATCGGTACCGGCACCGCAACCAGTTCGAGCCGATCTATCATTTCACACGCGAGCACCACATCAAGCACCGGCCTCTCGCAGTCGGCCATGCTTCGGATCTGATTCGCGATAACGGCGGCGGCCGAGGCCACGGCGGCAGCCGCATGGTAGCCACTAATCAGGAAAACGATGCCGACGCCGGCAACTCGCTGCCCTTCAGGAGTGGAATTGCGCAGGTCGGAAACGTGATCGAGTGCGCTGTCAACACAGAGTCTACCGGCCACAAGGCTGCCTTCCCGAGAGGATTGCCAGAGTTCTTTGTGAGTGCGTTCACCGATCCCGGTGACGTGGTTTACGACCCGTTCATGGGAAGCGGAACGAGCATGGCGGCGGCACACGTCCTCGGCAGGAGCGGGTTCGGCTGCGAGATCTCACCGGCCTACTGCGACGTGATCCTGGAACGCCTCGCGCACCTGGGCGCCAGTTCAATTCGCCTGGCAGCCACCGGGCAAACTTTCGAGGACGTGGCGCAGCAACGGCAGGCCGCCGCTCACCAGGAGGCAATCGCGTGAAGTGCGTCTGCTGGAAGTGCAAGCTGTCCTTCAACGCCCACGCCGGGCCCCGCCACGCTCTGCTGTGCGGGGACGCGACCCAGCCGGCGGCACTGACCGCGTTGATGGACAGCCAGAAGGCAGACATGGTCTGGACGGATCCACCGTACGGCGTCGCGTATGTGGGCAAGACCAAGGATGCGCTGACGATCGACAACGATGCGCTGGACGAGGCGGGCCTCGAAGTGTTGCTGCGTTCCTCACTGGTAAATGCTCTGGCCGCCACCCGGGAAGGTGGCGCCTGGTATGTGGCGGCGCCGGCAGGTCCACTCTTTCACATCTTCGCTGCCGTGCTGCGGGACCTTGGAGTCTGGCGCCAGACGCTGAACTGGGTAAAGAGCACGTTCGTGATAGGCCGGTCCGACTACCACTATCGGCACGAGAGCATCTTTTACGGCTGGAAACCGGGTGCTACCCACTACTTTGTCGACGACCGCACGCTCGATACGGTTCTGGAGTTCGACAAGCCCAGCAAGAGCACCGAGCACCCGACGATGAAGCCGGTCGCGCTGGTCGCCTTTTGCATAAACAACTCAACGAAACACGGTGCCATGGTGCTTGACGTCTTCGCAGGATCCGGATCGACGCTGATTGCCTGCGAGAAGACTGGCCGGCGAGCCATGCTGATCGAACTGGATCCGGTGTACTGCGACGTGATCGTGCGTCGTTGGCAGAACTTCACAGGCAGCGAAGCGACGCTCGCCGGCGACGGGTCGACATTCGGCCACGTCGAGTTGGGCCGCATGCAAGCGGCGGAAGACCACGACAAAGACGACGCGCTGCGGCTCCTGGAGGAGCAGGCGTAGCATGTGGCAACCCCAAAAAGCGACCTGATAAGCGTCGCGCAACTCGCCGACGAATGGAAATGCACACGCCAGAACGCGAATGCACGCCTCGTTAGCTGGGGCGTCAAGTGGCAGGGCCGCGGCCTGGTCAGCCGGGCGGAGGCGGAAGAAAAACGCGCGCAACTCGGCAGCCCGCGCCAGGCAGGGAATTCGGCCAAGCGCTGGAGCAAGCCGGAACCCGCGGTTGAGCGGAAGACGAGCAACGGCGCCGGCGCAGGCAACGGCAGTGGATCCGGAAATGGGAACGGTGGCAGCAATGGCAAACGAAACGGCGCCGGTAACGGGCACGGCGACGAGTTCCGGCCTGACGGAAAGACGAAGGCAGAGGCCGAACGCACAGGGGCCTGGCTGCGTGTGGCTAAAGACCAGCTCAGTCTTCAGCGGGAGATGGGCGCGGTCGTCAAGGTCGAAGAAGTGAATGCCACATTCCAAACGATCGGACGCATTCTGTCGAGCAGCCGGGAAAACGGACCGGCGCAGCTCGCGCCGCTGCTGGTCGGCAAGACGAACATCGTGGAAATAGAAGCAATCCTGAGGCGCGAAAGGCGCGCGGAAGACGATCGTGTCGCCTCGGAGATTGCACTCAAATTAGGGACGCTCGGAAATGCCAACGGTAACGGAAATCGTCGCTGACGCCTTCGTCATGGGCTTCCGGCCCGAACCCGAGATGACTGTCTCGGAATGGGCTGACCGCTACCGCTACGTCTCGAAACCGAGTCCGGAACCCGGCTTCTGGCGGACCTCGCGCGTGCCGTATATGAAGGAAATCATGGACCGGCTCTCGCCCTCCGACCCCGCTGAGATCATTGTGAACGTGAAAGCCGCGCAAGGCGCCGGCTCAGAGGGCGGCATTAACGCCGTTGGCTGCTGGATGCACCGGTACCCCGACTCGATCCAATACGTGCTCGGCTCAATCCAGAGCGCGCGGCGCTTCGTGAGCCGGCGTCTGGATCCGATGATCGAAGCAAACGAAGTACTCCGGACGATCGTTTCCGCCAAGCGCTCGCGCGGCTCGTCGAACACCACCACGCTTAAGGAGTTCGGCGATTCGCAGTTGGTCATCTCGACCGCGGCGTCCACATCGGACGCCAGAGCAGATTCCTACCGCTACCAGGTCCAGGACGAGGTGGACTCGTTCCCTGGGGATCTGAACAAGGAGGGCTCGTCGGTTGAGCTGTTCATGCAGAGGACCGCGTCCTATCGCAACCGCAAGGTGTATCTGGTTTCAACGCCGACGCTTTTGCATCTTTCTCAAATCTGGCACTGGTTCTTGCAGGGCGATCAGAACTATTTCAACCTGCCGTGCCCTCGGTGCGGCGAGCTGCAGGCACTGATCTTCGGCGAGGATAGGGCGCGCGTGGGCGACCTCGGAGGCCTGCGCTGGGACAAGGGCGACCCAGCCTCGGTGCGGTACCAGTGCGAAAAGTGCGGTGGCACATTCGAGGAGTGGGAGAAGGTTGCGCTGCTCCAGAGCGGAGTATGGATCCCGTCGGCGCCCGGCAACGGCGCCGCGCAGAAGATTCGCAGCTATCAAATCAACGCGCTCTATTACCCTTACGGCTGGCCCGGCAACTCCTGGCTGAATCTCGCGGCCGAGTGGGAGAAGGTCCACAAGGATCCCGTCAAGCGGAAGACCTTCGTGAACCTGAAGCAGGGCCTCCCATATTCCGACCCGGCAGAGACGCGCGCCGACGCCGACACGCTGATCCAGAGGCGCGAGGCCTACGGGCCCGAGCTGCCCACCAAGGTCGCGGTGCTTACTGCTGGCGCAGACATCCACGCCGAGCGTATTGACGCCGTGTTGGTAGGCTGGGGCGCCGACGAAGAGTCCTGGCGCCTCGAGCGCCGTTCGTTCCTGGGCGATACCTCGGAGCTGGTATCGAAGGACCCGCTGCGCTTCTCGCCATGGGAGCAGCTCGAAGCCTGGGTGCACGCCGAGCGGTCTTCGGAACTGGGACTGACGCTCAGCGTTAAGGCGATCTGCATCGACTCGGGGTACAAGACGCAGACCGTGGTGCAGTTCTGCGGCGAACGCAAGGGCAAGCGAGTCTGGGCGACCAAAGGCCACGAAGGCAACCGGCCGATCTGGGCAGTGCAGAACCGCAGGGCGCGCGGCAAGTTCCCACCGCCCAATATCATCGGAGTCGACGTCGCCAAGGAGCGCATTTACGCGCGCCTCCGGATGAGCGAGCCAGGCCCGGGCGCGATCCACTTCCCGCTTGCGCCGGAGTTCGACCGCGACTATTTCGAACAGCTGACCTCGGAAGTGCGCGTGCCCGACTACACAGGGCCCACGCCCAAATACGCTTGGAAGAAGCGCTCGCCGGGCGCAGCCAATCACATGCTCGACTGCGACGTGCAGGCCTATGCCGCCCTGATCGGGTGGCAGATTTCCTCCTCCTCCTCGCTGAACCGCGAAGTGGCGCGCGTCAGGAGTCTCGCTGCATCCTTCTCTCCCGCGGGCCGGCAGAACCAGCCCGTCCGCGATCCGGCGGCCTATGCCGCGGCGTTCAAGGCGATCGTCTCCGACAATCCTTACCTCTAATGACAAGCCCACTGTCCGGAATCTCGCTCGAGCAGGCCGCGGCCTGGCTCACCGAAGCCCTGCAGGCCAAGCACGACCTGCTCACCGGCAAGTCGATCGTTAGGGTGAACGGCCCATCGGCGCAGATCGAGTTCAATCGCTCCACGATTGGCGATCTTGAAAAGCTCGACGCCTGGATTTCGACGCTGCAATCAATGCTGACTACGGGCAGCGCAGCGGCGCCGACGGTCCGGCCCATCTATTTCGGCTTCTGAACGAAAGGAAATCATGGCACTCAAGGACCAGGTCACCCGGGGCTTCACACCCGGCAGCCAGCCGTGGAACTACCGCCTCGCATTCGTGGCGGTCCCGCTGTCGCCTGAGGCAATTACTCTCGCCGACGCGAACATTGTCGGAATGCGCGTGCTGAACACAACCGGCGCGGCGTTGAATTTCACCTATCTTGCCGGGGACGGCACGACCTTTACGGTTTCGGTCGAGCCTGGGCAGCCCTTCGGCGATGACACGGCTTGGGGCGTTCCGGCGATCGGAGGCTTTTCGATTTCGGCCTCCGGCGCCGGCTTGAAGTTTTCGGCAGCGCGGTACTGATGAAACTCCGCAATCTGCTTTCCCTGCTGCTGCTCGCCTGCGCAATCGCCGGCGCGCAGACCAAATGGTATGCCACCAAACCGCCATGCACGGCCACCAAAACCGCCGACTGCACGCCCCACACCGACGCCTCTGGCAACCTTTTGGTGGGCGGTCCGTTGCCCCCGCTGACCCCCTTGCCCCTCGGCGCACCGAACGGGATTCTCGTCTCAAATACTTTCTATAGCCCAAATTTGGAACGCAACGTGAAAGCCTATGGTGCAATCGGGGATGGTGGGCTACATCCTCTAAGCGATACTTTTTCCACTTTGGCCGCCGCGCAAGCCGTCTACCCTCATGCAACGAGTTTGACCCAGACAACCGACTGGGCCGGGATTCAAGCCGCCATCAACACGGGCAAGCCGGTTTATTGCGCCAGGGGCTTTTACGAACTGACCACGGGCTTAGTTATAGCCACGAACAATCAACCCTTTCGCGGGACCATGTGCAGTCTTGAGGTCCAGCCGGGTTTCACTGGTCCGGTGATCTCAGCGACAAAAGGATCTAGCAGAATCGAGCAGGCAACAATATCCGGCGTCAACATCATCATGAATCAGGGCGCATCGTCGGCAGTCGGAATCGCTGTGACCTACGGTTGGCTGACCACAATTGACAGTGTGCAAATCCAAACCACGCAGGGTGAGGCCACGAACAACGGGCAAACGGCCATTTCCATAGATGGTGGCTCGGGATTCTCCGCTTACACCCATATTAAACAGGCATACATCGACGGAGACTTTCTGAAAGGTATCGTCTGTACCAACACTTGCAACGGCAACCTGATTGAGGGTGGCATGATCCTGGGGTTTTCCTTGGATAAGTCGGGTGTCGGGGTGACACTCGGCACCAGCAGCGATACCAACTCGATTCTTCGTACCGACATTGCCAGTTGGGGCATTGGTCTTAGCGTTGCAGGTCCGTCAAACGGCCCGTTTTTCCCGCGATACGAGGGTAATACGCTGGATTGGATCGTGCAACCGGGAGCAACCAACAACTGGATGGGATCTGGATTCGCCACGTACCAGAACTACGGGACGGGCACAACTTGGGAAACGCCGACAGTCGCCAAGCTTTCCAACAGTAATCAGATCGCGGACTATACGACGCTTGGCGCTGAATCCCTCTATGCTCCTACTGCCGGGTTTTGGCTATACACCGGAGACTGTGCGTTTAGTACCCCAAATCAGACCTGCACCTACAGCACCGGGGCCGGAACAATAACACTCCAAACGACCCATTTCGCGCCAACTGCCCCAGTTGCCCTCAGTGAGCGGATGTATGCCTTCACCTACACTGTCAGCGCAGCTACGCAAGTGGGAGCAACACTGACACTCACAACCACGTTTGCCAAGACTGCCACCGTGCTGTCATTGACCGCTGGAGCGCACACATATTACGTCGAATCAGCAAGCCCCGTCAGTAACTTTGTGTTGTCTTTGTCGGGCATGACATCAGGAGCTTTTACGCTTGGGTCGATGAGTCTGAAAGAAATCACAGGCGGACGGCTAATGGTCGGAAATGAAATCGTGGCGAATAACTTCACAGGCAAATGGAGCAAATCGGTTCCCGTCCTCACCGCCGCTTTACCCACATGCAATGCAGCCGCAGCCGGAACTAATGCCGCTGTATCTGATGCAACTACTCCTGCTATCGGCTCTGCCCTCACTGGCGGCGGCGCAGTCTTTGCGGCAGTGGTCTGCAATGGAGCGACCTGGAAAGTGAACGGGATCTAGGCAACCAGTTTGCCGCATTCCGTCACCTGATCCCCCCGCTTTTCCTAGGAAAACCCAATGACGATTCACTATTCGCAGAAGGGCCGCACCGTGACCGCCTGGCTCGAGCGCAAAGGCGTGCGCATCGCAGAAGCCTCCGGCAACTCGCTGGAAATGGCGATCGGCAGACTGGTTTACGCTTTTTCGCAGGGCGACGACCCAGCGGCCACGCCGCGGATCCGCGTTGTGGAAGGATAGTTCGCTCCCGCAATCTCTGACCTCGCGCGACCTCCGGCCAATTCCAAAGAACTTATGAAACAACCGCGCAAGCAAAAGCGCCTGGCGGCGCGCGCCGGCGGCGGCGCCTCCACGAGCATGTCGGCGTTCGGCAACTCGTATTTCGGCGCATCCGACGCGAAGGAGTTCTTCAACTGGGCGCCGGGCTACGGCTCTGCCGACTCGGACCTGCTGCCCGAGCTGGTCACGCTGCGCTCGCGATCGCGCGATCTCGACCGCAACCATGGCCTCGCGCACGGGGGCATCCAGACCCTCACGGACAACATCGTCGGTACCGGGCCGCGGCTCAGCTCGACGCCGGACTACCGGACCCTCGGCAAGGACAAGGCGTGGGCCGAGGAGTGGAGCAACGATACGGAGGCAAAGTTTCGGACCTGGGCGGACACTACCGAGTGCGACGCGACCGGCCGGCTGAACCTGCGCGGACTTACGACGCAAGTATTCCGCGGCGGCGCCATGAACGGAGAAGGCCTGGCACTGCCGATCTGGGACCCGCGGCCGGGCCTCAAGTGGTCGACGCGGCTGCAGGTCATCGAGTCCGACCGGCTCTCTTCCCCGTTCGGCCAGCTCGACAGCCAGCTCCTGCGCGGCGGCATCGAGATCGACGAACACGGCCGCCCCGAGGCTTATTGGATCACGACCGTGCATCCGGGCGACTGGCTTTCGATCTTCGCGCAGAATGCCTTCGACTGGGAGCGCATCCCGGCGGAAACCGAATGGGGCCGGAAGCGCGTGATCCACGTGCACGACGCGGAGCGCTGCGGGCAGAACCGCGGCAAACCGATCCTCGCGCCGGTGATTGGGCAGTTCCGGATGCTCGACAACTACCAGCGCACGGAGCTGCAGTCGGCGGTCATCAACGCGATGATCGCGGCGTACGTCGAAACGCCGCTGCCGCCCGAGACGCTGCTGTCAATGTTCGGGGGCGACGACGGGGACCAGCGCGCCAAAGATTACATGGTGCAGAATCGGGAACTGATCGCGCCGCTCAAGGGCGCGGCCACGATCCAGCTGCCTCCCGGCACGAAGCTGAACCCCTTTATCCCGTCCAGGCCCAGCGCGCAGTACGAGGCTTACACGACCTCGCTGCTGCGCCACATCGCGGCGTCGATTGGGATTCCTTACGAGCTGCTCGCGAAAGACTTCAGCAAAACGAATTACTCGAGTGCGCGGGCCGCGCTGCTGGAGGCCTGGCGCTTCTTCCTCAGCCGGCGCGAGTGGCTGACCTTCCTGTGGCTGCAACCGGTTTACGAACTGTGGCTCGAGGAGGCGATCAACGCCGGCGTGGTCGAGGCGCCCGACTTCTATGACAACCGCTACGCCTACTGCCGGTGCCGTTGGATCTGGCCAGGCCGCGGTTGGGTCGACCCGGTGAAAGAGGCCGACGCCGCGGTGATCCGCATGGACGCCGGGTTATCCACTCTTGAGCGGGAGAGCGCGGAGCAGGGCGCGGACTGGGAAGAAGACATGGAGCAGCGTGCAGCCGAACTGCGCCGCGCGCTCGACATGGAAGTTGCAATGAACCTGCCGGCCGGCTCGCTGTCGAAGCTCCCGCCACGCGCGCCGGCAACGGGCGCACCGTACCCGTCCGACACGCCTAAAAACGTACCAGAGGCACAACCCGCGGAAGGACAGCCCGCATGAACTACCTGAACGTCGCGCATCGCGTCTTCAACACGCCTCTCATGATCGAGGAGTCCAAACTCCAGATCATTCTGGGCGTGCTCAGCCCGCGGCTTAACTTCGAAGTGCCCATGCTCACAGACCGCCAGGCGGAGACGGGCGAGCTCGCCGGCCGCCGCGGCGTCACGATGCAGGCCGTCCCGCTGTACGGGCGCGCGGTCGCGGTACCGGTCGACGAGCCCATGATGCCGACGGACGGAGATAACTCCGAGGGGAACACCGAGGAGAAGGCCGACTCGATCATGCTGATCAGCGTCACCGGTACGCTGGTGAACCGGATCGCCATGGAGCCGCCCTCCTCGTTCGCCTCCTACGAGCGGCTGACCGGCTATCTCAAAACGGCGGCGGCCGACCCGAGCATCAAAGGGGTCCTGCTGCGCGTCGAGTCCTACGGCGGCGAGGTCTGCGGCGCCTTCGACTGCGCCGACGCGGTCAAGGCTGCCAACACGGTGAAGCCCGTCTGGTGTGCGATCGACGACAACGCTTACAGCGCAGCCTTCCTGCAGGCCTCCCAAGCGCGCCGGATCTACCTCACTCGAACCGGCGGCGCCGGCAGCGTCGGAGTGATCGCTGTGCATTACGATTTTTCGCAGTTCGAAACGAAGCAAGGCATCAAGGTCACCGCGGTTTACGCCGGCGCGAAGAAAAACTGGCTCAGCCAGGACGAGCCGCTGAACAAAGAGGCCGCCGCCTGGCTGCGCGCCGAGATCGATAGATCCTATCAGCTGTTCTGCTCTTATGTGGCCTCCGGCCGCGCGATGAACCAGCAGGCAGTCCGGGACACCGAGGCGGCCTGCTACACCGGCCAGGACGCGATCGACGCCGGCTTCGCAGACGAGATCGGCACCTTCGCACAGGCCTTAGACGATTTTCGCGTGGAGCTGCGCACCGCGCGGCCCGCGCCCGCTCTTGGCGGTCCCGCCGCCAATTCCAAGAAGGAGGGTCAAGCAGCAATGCAACCCAGTGTCGATCAAGCGGCGGGGAACACGCCCGCCGCTTCGCAGGTAGACATCGCGGCCGTTCGAACCGAGGCCATCAAGGCCGAACGCAACCGCATTTCCGCAATTCTCACGTGCGAGCAGGCCCAAGGCAGGGAATCGCTCGCCCGGGCGCTGGCGCTCGAGTCCGACATGGACGCCGAGGCCGCCGGCCGCATCCTCGCCATGGCGCCCAAGGACGCCGCGGTGGCGCCGCTGAGCCCGCTCGCCGCGGCCATGGCGCGCGTTCCAAACCCGCGCGTCGGAGCTGACGCCGGCGGCGCGGGCGCAGACGACGAACAGACTGAAATCCGGGCGATCCTGGTCGCCTCCGGAAACCTTCAAGGAGGCAATTAGATGCCAGCGAGCTTCAGCTCGTCTTCCATAACCCGGGACAATCTCCTGCTTGACGGGGAAGTTGTTTCGCGACCGGTAACGCTCCTGGCCGGCCAAAACCTTCTTCGAGGCTCAGTTCTCGGCAAGGTGAGTGGCGGCGGGGCAAGCTCGGCGCCTAAGGCCGGCGGCAACACTGCGCAGAGCGGGACGGCTGTCATGGACGGCACGACACCGGTCCTCGCTAACGCGAAGGTCGGCGTCTATACCGTGCGCTGCATCGTGGCGACGGCGGACAAGGGAACCTTTGAGGTCAAAGACCCCCAAGGGAATTCCCTCGGCCAGGTCGTCGCGGCACTCACCACCGGCACGGTCTTCGCAGACCAGGTCAAGTTCACATTGACCTCAATCACCGGTCACGACTTCGTGGTCGGCGACGGCTTCGACATCACGGTCGCGGCCGGCGGCGGCGGCTACAAGTCCTCGCTGCTCGCTGCCGTCGACGGCTCCCAGGTGCCGGACTGCATTCTCATCGAGGATACGGACGCCACCTCGGCAGACAAGGCCACGATCGCGTATTTCAACGCGACCGTAAACCAGAACGCCCTGATCTTCGGGGCGGGCCAAACGATTGCCAACTGCATCGAAACGCTCAGAACCAAAGACATCCAATTGGTGGATGTGAAGACGACCTACTAGGAGCACCACCATGGATCTCTTTTCAACCAACATCCTGACCGGGGTCGTGAACAGTCTCCTAAACGTTCCACCCCAATTCCTCGTCGACACCTTCTTCCCGGGCCTGCAAACAGAGACCTCGGAGGAGATTCACTTCGACGTGGAAGCCGACGTGATGGGCCTTGCCCCATTCGTCTCGCCATTCCGCGAAGGCCAGATTATGACCAATCTGGGCTACACCACCAAGACCTTCAAGCCGGCTTATGTCAAGCCAAAGAACGTCTGGAACCCGAACGCGGCGCTCAAGCGCATGCCCGGTGAAGCGTTGACCGGCTCGCTGAACCCGGCCGACCGCATGCGGGCGCTGGTGGCGCAGACCCTTATGACCCAGCGTGCTATGATCAGCCGGCGCCTGGAGTGGATGGCGGGCCAGATCCTGGCAACAGGCGGGGTCACTATTAGCGGCGACGCCTACGAGACAGTCGTCATCAGCTTCGGCCGCGACGGCTCGCTTACCGTCCCGCTGACCGGCGCCTCGCGCTGGGGCCAGGCGGGCGTCAGCCCGCTCGAGGATCTCCAAACCTGGGCAGACCTGGTGCAGGCAGCCTCCGGCTCCGCGGCCAAGAACGTCGTGATGAGCCTGGGTGCCTGGAAACTGTTCAAGAAAGACGCCGGAGTCACCGGTCGCCTTTACAACCGCCTGCCCGTCGCGGGCGCCCCGACGCTGCTCCAGGACGCTTCCTTTGGCGTCGGCGGCGAGTACAAAGGATCGATTGACGGCTTCGATATCTGGACCTACAGTGGGTTCTACAGAGACACCGCCGGCGCCGTCCAGCCAATCCTCCCCGTCAACACGCTGATCCTGACTGGCCAGCTTCAAGGCGTCAAGGCCTTCGGCGCCATCCAGGATCACGAATCGCTCGAGGCGGTCCCCTACTTCTCGAAATCCTGGCTCGAGCAGGACCCGAGCCGGCGAATGGTAATGACGCAGTCTGCGCCATTGCTCGTCCCGTATCGTCCGAACGCGTCGCTTTGCGCGACGGTCACAGCGGCGGCCTAACCATGTTCATCCACACACTCACCAGCGTCGGCGCCGGGGGCGGAATTCATCCCCCCGGCACCATCCTCGAGGTCCCGGACGAAACGGGAGAACACCTCATCAAGATCGGCTCGGCCGTCGAAACCGACGCGCCGCCCGCCGACAAACACGGCAAGCGCGTCGCGCCTGGCGAAAAGCCCGACCTGGGCAAGGCCGACTCACCCGAAGAAGAGAAGCACGCAGCCAAAAAGCGCTGATGCCCAACCTGTTCGCAAAATTGTCCCCGCGGCTCCACGACGCATTGCGCCGCGGCCGCGGGGACATGGTTACTTTCCTGCCGGCCGGGGGCGCCCCGTTCGACCTTGAGCTGCTCGTGTCGTTCCCGGATCCGGAAGGGCAGAGGCCCACTTCGCAGGTGGTTAATTTGTACGCGGAGTTGGCGGCGCTGCCACGCGTGCCGGTCGCACGCGATCAGTTCATAGTGCCGACGCCGGGCGTCGACGGCGCAGGCGCCGCGGTCGTTGAGGCGGTGACATACACCGTTTATCAGACGCGCTCCGATGAGTTGCTGGGCATCTGGATCGACTGCCGGAGGGCCTGAGCGATGGCGAAGTTCATCTCTCTCTACGTCAAAAAACAGCTTAGGCTCGACCGGCTCACCTTTCCGCAGTTGGAGATGCAGCGCATCGGGCAATTCGCGCTTGACCAGGTCAAGCAGCGCCTCTTCAGCGCGACGGCTTTGCAGGATCAGCCGGCCAAGCCATTGTCAAAGGGCTATGCGATCTGGAAGATGCGGATGATCTCAGGCAACGCGGAGACGCGCCAGGCCGCGGGAGAGCGGGCAGTCGGGCGCATGGGGGAAGGCGGCCTCGGAAGGAAATTGCTCAAAGCGAAAAACCCGCGCCGCGCATCGGCGAGGAAACTCCGGACGCTGCTCACCCAGGCAAACCAGCGCATCCATTCGAACAAGCGCGACTATTGCGTGACCGGCGAGTTCCTAGACAACCTGACGCTGCGCAGCGTGAACGACAACCAGGCGATCGCGCGCTGGACCAAGGACGATCTGCGCAACCGGGCACTCGCGCTCAGCAACAAGGATGAGTTTTTTGGGTACTCGCCCAACGACCGCAAGGCGATTTACAACTTCACGCGTCCTGTTTTCCTCGCCATGTCGAAGCGGTTGGTGATCCAGAAGGAACTGAGCGCACCGCTATGATCAACATCAATAGCCTCGTAACGGGCCTGACCGGGCTGCTGCGCCTCATTCCCGACCTGGTCGCTAACGAGATGGCGGGCGACGCCACGCGCATCAGGTCTTATTGCAACCGCTACCCGGACGAGAACAGCCTGATCGAAGCGGTGCATGACCTGCCGGCGCCCGGGATGCTGGTCGCGCATACCAGTACCGGCCCAGGCTCGGAGAGCGGCATGCCCTGCGTGCGCCACGAAGTGACCATTTATGTGCGCGCCCGGGCACAGAATCCGGGTGATGCACCCTCATACTGGAACATTCTGCGGCTTGTCTGGAAGGGCGTGCCTACGGGTCACACAGAGGCGCTGGGCCTTATCTTTGTGGTGCCGGACTGCCTGCCGTTTGATTTACCCACGATGATCCGGCAGAGCGACGTCGAGGGCCTCGATTATTTCGCGATTCAGACCGCTTTCAACGAACAAGGAGACTCTTAGTGACCTCAACCGTGTGGATGCAACAATACTCAAGCGGCGAACCGGATCCAACGGTTGAGCCGAAACAGGTGGAAGACCGCCCCGAGATCCTGCTGCCGCTCATGAACGCGGGCTGGCACCAGTGCGAGGCGCCCAACCAGAAGAAACCCGCCACGGCGGAAGTGAAGGAGAGCGACAATGCCTAGCCCAGCAAGAATTCTCGAAACTGGAATCGGCTTCGGCAAGAAGAAACAGGCCGCGATCGGCACGGCGAACGTGGTCGGCGACCTGTGGTCGTTCTGGAAGCTGAATCCCGAGCTCTCCGGCGTCGTGCTGAACACCGAAGACGACGCCGCGGAAATCGGCAAAGGCCACGAGTTCGCCACCGAGGTGTTCCCCGTCAGTTGGGACGGCAACTTCAAGCTCCAGAAGTACACCAGCTCGGAGTTCGCAGCCTGGGCCTTCGCCTTCGCCATGGGCAACGTCGTCAAAAGCGGCACCACGCCGAACTGGATCTACACCATCTCGCCGTTCTCGCCCAACGCCGGCGACCCGGTCGAGCTGCCGTACTTCTCGTTCGTCGAGCAGGTCCGGACGACGCCCAATTCACTCATCGACCGCATGCTGGTCGGCTGCCAGGTGGAGGGGTTCACGCTACAGGTCAACTCCGGGCCCGGCAGGCAATCCTCGCAGCTCACCGTCGACGTGGTCGGCAGCGGAAAGCTGACCGAACCCTCGGCGCTGGTCATCCCGGCGCGCACGGCGGAGCATCTGCTGCTCGGCGCAAGTATGGCATTCAACGTTCATGCCGCCGATTACGTTGCGCTCAAAAACATCATCAGCGCGACGTTCACCTGGAAGAATAATATCGACCTGGCCGCCGGCTTCTATCCAGGGAGCGGCTTCCAGACTGGCGGCGACTCGACGACTGGCGCGATCCGCGGCCGGCTCGAGTACGGCGTGCGCGCGATCGGTCTCAGCTACGTCGTGCGGCTCAAGAGCGATTCCACGGAGTGGGCTGCATTGAAGGCTGGGACGTCCTTCACGGATGTGGCACTCTCCCTCAGCGCGGGCGCGAACGACAGCCTGGCCATCACGTTCCCGAAGGCGAAGTTCAAGGTCGTCAATTTCGCGGAATCGGGTGGCTGGATCGCGGCCAACTGCACGCTCGACCCTCTTTATAACGCGGGAATCGTCGGCGTGGTCGCACACTGCACCACGACGGACATCTGCCAGTAAGGCGCGCCATGGACACCCAGCCAATCACCACGGCCGCGGAAACGCAGGTCTTATTCGACGCCACGCGCCCGCTCGCTATCAAGCTCCCGCCAGACGGCGCCCGGGTGCTACACCTCCACTTCCCAACAGATGAGCAGTGGGTCGCGTTCCAGCACAAAAACAAGGTCATCCAGCAGAACCTGGGGCGCAACCGCTCCCAGACGAGAACCAACCGCGAGGTGGCCGCCAGACTGTCGGCGCTGCTGATCGAGGCCGTCCGGACAGATCCGGACGGACCGCCGATCGGGTCGGCCGAGGCAACTTATGCGATGAAGGTCTTCAGCGAGTGCGACGTCACCGGCGTTACGCGCGGCGCCGACGGCTTTCGCGTGGAGATGCGCGTGCTCGGTGGCCTCGAAACCGCGCACGTTCTGCGCGGGCCCAATGCAGAGGAGATCGAGGAGTATCGCTTCGGGCTGGCCAGCGTGCTCGACCTGCCGCACGGCCAGCAGGAGATCACCATCAACCTCGAGGCGGCCGCGCGGACTTACGCAAAACTGAAAGTCTCTGCAGAGGGCTACGCCGGCGCGCCGCCGGTCACCCATCAGAACGCCGCGATCCGCGCGGCGATCGAGGAGCTTGAGATGTTCCTCCAAGGGGGAGAAGAGGCGGGAAACTGATCGGCGCGGAGTGGTGTCCGGAAAATCGCTCCGCGCGGGAATTGATCCGGGACCTGGTGCGGCGCGAGGAGCTTTGTAACGATGATCTCGGCTGCATGGACACAGAAGAAGTCGGTCAGCATGGACCCAACTGCCCGCGTGCCGTGCTGGACGCCGAACTGGCCTCGACGGGCGCCGGCCGCCTCGTTCAGCGCGCGCTTCTGATTCGGCGGGAGATCCATTGCGCAAAGGTGCGCTACGCCGCGCGGGAGATCAGCTACGAGACACTTCTGGTGCTGGGCATGATCGAGGACGAAGAGGCGGCGTTTACGGACGAGAAGGGGAAGCGGCCTCCCCACGGCTAATGCAGATGCCAAGCAATGGTTCGTTCAGTTCGGCACGGAGCTCGCGGATGTCCAACAATGCTCGCCAGAATGCGCTCCGCTCTTAACCCAAACCTCGGCGAGCTTTCCCTCCATGCGGTACGGCAAGACATTGGTTCCCTTCACGAGCAGGAACACCTTTTGCTTTTCAAACAGGCTCTCGACACCGGCCCGATCACTGAGATTTGCAGCCTCAATCGCGCGCGTCAGATCCTGGACTTCCGGTGCGCACAATGCGGTCGCCGGAAGCATCTTTTCGACTTGCGGCTCTCTGGAAGAGTTGCCAGGCGAAACGCTGGCCTCCGCACCATTCCTGGAGAGCATCCACAATCCTATGCCACAGAGCACGAGGAGGGCCAAAACAAAGGCCGCCACGTGGGTCGTCTTATCGGGCAAAGCCTGCGCGGGCCGTTCTCGCAGGTCGAATCTATACCCGCAATCGCAGCGCTCGGCGCCGGCGGGGCTTTCCAATTTACACTGCGGGCAGTTCACTCTTCACCTCCACGCTAACTCGTTGATCTGACAACGTTTTCACTCCGGCCCAATCATACCTCATGTCCGACACTAACAAGATGGAGCTCGTGGTCGAGCTGAACCCTCAGCAGGCCAACGCTGCGCTCGGCGGCATCAATAAGAACCTGAGCGAGGTGGAGCGCGCCGCGGTCCAGGCCGCGAGAAATAGCTCCACCGCTATGGACGGCATGACCGCCTCCATGGTCAAAGGCGCCACTGCCGGCAACCTGCTCGCCGACTCGATCAAGAACGTCGTGAACTGGGTCAAGGAGTGGTCGATCGGCGCCGCAGAAGCGACGGCACACGTCGAACGGCTGCAGGCCGGCATGATGGCTCTGTCGCGGGCTAATGGCGTGTCGGGGGAGAGCGCGCGCAAGGCGGTCGAGGCCATTAAGCTGGTCGGCTTCACGAGCGCAGATGCGGTCGCTGCTGTCAACCGCCTGATGATCTCGCGCATTGGGGTCCAGAACGCTGGCCAGATCGCGCAGATCGCCAGAAACGCGGCGGGCGTCGGTAATGTTCCCGCGCCCGAAGCGCTCGAGGGCATTACCCGCGCGGTGGAGTTCGGGCAGGCACGCGGACTGCGCACGGTCGGAATCAATGTCAGCTTCACGAAGGAAATCGCCGCTGAAGAAGAAAAACTCGGTCGCACGCTGACGCAAAACGAGGAGGTCCGGACACGCTATAACGCGGTCGTGCGCGAGTCCGCCAAACTGACCGGCGTGGCAGCGGAGGTCGACAAGACGGCAGAGGGCCAGTTGGCCGCGCTCGGCCGCGAAGTGGATGCGCTCAAGGAGAGTCTCGGCGCATCCTTCCAGGAGGCTTTCAAAGGAGCGATTCAACTTGCGCGCGAGTTCGTGGGCTATTTGAAAGACAACCCCGACGTCGTCTGGAACTTCGTCAAGGCGATCATCGCGATCGGGGCGGCAATTGCGGGCGCTGCGCTTTACGAAAAGCTGGTCGGAATCACGCTCGCGGTCAAAGGTCTAACCGTTGCACTTGCGGCAAATCCAATTGGCGCAGCGGTCGGCCTGGCCGTCATCGGGGGCGCGATGTTTTACTCCCAATATTCGGACCAGCAGCAGGCATGGAAGGATCGGGAGGCCTCCCTGCACGATCGTGGATTCCTGAAGCAGCGCGGCGGCTTGGGTGAGCGGGCATCTGACAGCGACCTCGCATCAATTTCGAAGTTCACGATGGTCAACGGCGTGATCAGCATGAAGCCCGGCGCCGGCGTCGACCCGGGCGACGACCTGAGCGGAACGAAGATCAAAGTCTCCGAAATGCGGAAGGCCGAAATCGAGACGGCGAAGCAGGCTGCCGAGGCGTGGGGCAAAGAACGCTCGGAACTGGCGAAGATCGGTGTGGAGCATGACTCGCTAATCGAAAAGTACAAGAAGGAGGGCCTGCTCAACGACACGATCCGCAAGAACATCGACTCCCGGATGATGGCCGAGTGGACCGGGATGAATAAGATCTGGAACCTCAAGCAGGCCCAATTGAACATGGAGAAGGGCGCCAAGGGCGCAGAGGACTTGCTCGGGATGTCCGAGATCAACGCCCGGGGCGGTCCGCTGGGGCCCGAGGGCTCGGCCGCCGCCGGCTACGGTTACGGAACATGGCAGGAGGCGCAAGCTGATAAAACCGGGCAGTTGCAAGTTGCCCGTGACGCGCGGACGCGTTCTCTCGACCTGGCCCAAGCCCAATCGTTTAAACTCACGCTCGACCAAACAGTGAAGGGCAAGGTCGCCCTCGAGCAAGCGAAGCTGGACATCGAGATCGACTTCCTGAAGAAATCGCAGGCGCTGCAGGAGCAGGCCATCATCGCCCGTTATGGGGAAGATGCCAACGGCGCGGATCCGGCCATGCGCGCGGCAATCGAGGCCCGACGCGACCAGGAAGTCCAGCGCTCGCAAAGTGGGCTCACCGACGCGGTCAATGCGGCGCGCCAAAGTACGGCTGTCAAACAGGCGCAGGATGTGCAGAGCGAGTATCAGAAGCATTTCGACGCTATCAAAAACTCCGCGGGCACTCTGTTCGATGCTCTAATCAGCCACACCAAAACGTTCGGCCAGACACTGATGGCGACGCTGCGCACTGCGATCCTTACGCCAATCAAGGAGGCTGTCTCCACATGGATTGCCGGGATGCTGATGGGCAACCGCGCGCTGACGGGCGGAGGCGGCGGATCCGGCGGCGGCGGGGGCGGCATTCAGTCAGCCGCGCTCAGCGCGATGTTAGGCGGAGGCGCATCCGGGGGCGGCGGGTACCCTGGCGGTATGGGCGGTGGCGGCGGCGCCATGACGCCGCCTTTCTGGGGCGGCGGGAGCGGATTCCTCTCCATGCTTAGCGGCGCTGGCGGGCTGATTACGCCGGCCGGCACAAACGGTGGACTGACAACGCCTCCGTTCCTGCCCGGCTCGGGCGGCGACCTCGGCTATGCACAGGGGATGTATGGCGCACCATACGGCGCGATGGGCGCCGGTGGGACGGCCGGCGGCGGTGGCGCGATGGGCGGACTCGGGCAGATCGGCCTGCTCGCTAATCTGAAGGGCTCGCTGAGCAAGCTCGGCGGACTCGGCGGGGCGTTCTCCTCTGCGCACGGTGGCGTTAACGGCGCCTGGGGCGGCGCAATGCTCGCGGGCGGCGGGATGCTCGCATATGATGGCCTTCGCCGCGGCGGCGCTCTCGGCATGGTTGAAACCGCGGGTGGCGGCGCCCTCATCGGTGCAAAGTTCGGCGGCCCGATCGGCGCGCTCATCGGCGGCGCGATCGGCCTGGGTGCCGGCGCGCTGCGCTGGGCCCTTGGTGGCAAGTCGCCCGAAGACAAGATGAAGGACGATGTTAAATCCGCCTATGGGCTGAGCATCGACACCGAGTACGCAAAATCGCTGGTGCAGCGCGCCGGCGGAATCGACTATCGGGTCTTTCTCCAGACGCCGGCGATTCAGCAGGAGATGCAACTTTACCGGCAGATGACCAAGCAGGCGGGCGGCGGCAACCTCAACGTGGACAACGTCGCGCGCGGCGTGAACCTCACGGAGTCGGGTGGCTCGCTGTACCAGGCGCCCACCTATGGCGCTGGAGGCGCGTTCGGCTACCAGTCGACGCTGCAGAGCATGGGCGGCTTCCAAACGCTGACACCGAACGTCACGGTGGTCGCCAACATGGACGGGCGCGCGACAACCAATTTCCTGGGCGGCGCCGCGGTGAACGCCACGGCACAGAGCCAGGGCCGGACGGGGCTCGCTTCGAACCTGCTGAGCCCGGCTATGGGGCCCATCTGATGCCCGGGACGCTCGCCTATGCCGCGCCGGCGACGGTATTACCGCAGTCGCTTTGGACCGCATTCGAGCTGACCAAAGCGTGGCCTACGATTCTGAACGCCTATCCAGATGGCAGTTATCAGCCGCGCGTCGATGGCGATTACCCACGCCACGCCTGGAAGCTGGCACGAAGGCCCACCTATGCACAGTGGCTCGATCTGAAGGCGTTCTGGCTCGCCAGGAGAGGCGGTTTCGAATCGTTCTGGTTCTACCCCGATTTCGAGGATTGGGACGAGACGGGCGCGAGCGAGTACGGCCGTTTCACGGTCCGCTTTGATGGGCCATTTCCCACCACGATCAGCCTCTGCCGCTGGTCTCCCCAACTCGCGTTGATCGAGCTCGCCGCCGCAGATATGCTGCTCGCCTAATTACGCTCATGGAAACCATCGTTCCGACCGGCGCCCGTGCGGCCCGGGTGACGTTGACCGCGACCTGGTCGTCGGGCGCTTACAACGACGGGTATGCCGACGATCTCAAGCTCACCATCAACGGCGGGCCAAACCTGATCGTCAACGGAAGCGCAGAGGCCGGCCTGGCGGGCTGGACTGTGGCCACCGGCGCCATGGAGGCCGCGGTTTACGGTGTCGAGGGCTCGTACGGCATGAATCCGAACGCGCCTTCGCCGTTAGTCGGCACTCACTTTTTCGGTGGTGGACTGGGCAGCGCATCGTCGGCGATCTACCAGACCATCGACATCTCGGCGCTGGCGACGGTGATCGACGCCGGCGCAGCGCGCTTCTTTCTTTCAGCGTGGCTGGGAGGCTTTCTCGCGGAAGCCGACGTCTCCACTGTGACGATCGAGTGGAAGGACGGCGCCGGCGGCGCGCTGGGCTCGACCGTTACACTGGGCCCGGTCGGACCGCTCGAGCGCAGCTACCGGACCTGTCTGCTCTTTGTCGCATACCTGAGCGATTTCCCGCTGCGCGTCGAGTACGGCAGTTCCGTCACATCCTCGCCCGAGATCATCGTTCACCGCTTCGGCCACGGCGACGCCTCTGCAGAGCAGCGCTTCATCCTGGGCGACGGTGTCACGCGGTGGTCTCTGTCCTTCGCGCGCCTTTCTCCTCTGCGCGCCGCGACGCTGCAGGCCTTCTACAATCAGCAACGGGCGGAGACGATCCCCTTCGTGCTGAGCCTGCAGATGCCAGACGGATCGACCAGCACGTTCACTGCACGCTTCGACGGCCCGCTCTCAATCACGACTCTGGCGGGCGGAGTCTTTAAGAGCGCGACGGTCAAACTCTGCGAGGTTCCTCGGGAGCAGCCAGTCTACACCACAGTAACGGAGCTGACCCGCTTCCCCGATTCGGGTGCCCTGGCTGCGCTTCTCAACGACACGGTGGAAGTGATCCCGGCGCTGGTGATTGCCGGCACTGTATTCCTGAGCAACCGCGCGATGACACTGGACGGCCAGAACTATGAGCCGCGGATTCTCGACTGGTCCGAGATCACGCAAAGTATTGACGGGGCTGCAGATCAGTTTCAGGTGACGCTTGGCAATGCGGACCGCTTCTTCTCCACACTCGCACGTTCCCTGACGCTGTACGGTGCGCAACTCCAGTTCAGTCTTTTTATCGTGAATAACGGAACGCTCCTGAATCTCTGGTCGGGCGAAATCAACAACTTCGACGACGACCCGGCAGATAAGTTCACCATCTCGGCCGGTGATCCGGTTTGGAACCTGCGCAAGAATTACCCGGTTCTGAGCGTCGACCGCAACGATCCACAGTTCCAGGTCCCAGACCAGCCAGTTGCTGTGCATTCGGGCGGCAACCGGATCACGAGCACGAGCATCGCCTCGGACACGGTCTATGGCCAACCGGTCCAGGATGTCTGGTGCAACGATTCCAAACACCCGCTCAAGGTTCCCTGCCAGGTGCTTTCCGGCCGCGACGAGAGCCAGTATTATGCGGCGCTGGGCATTGTCGGCCGCGGGCCGATCGGGAGTTTTTACCAGCTCTCCGACCATTGGCACACCCTCGACGGCCAGCCTTGGCACGGCGTGGGCGACAGCGACCCATCCAAGCGCAACTATGGCTTGCGGCGGTCCTATGGCGGCAACCCCGGCACGGGCGACCCGGCGAGCAAAGACAACTCTCCGGATCCGGGCAGCAATTACTTCGCGCTCGATTCGACGTCGACGACCTGGCCGCAGAACGGGCAGCCGATCGACGGCGTAGCATTCCTCCAGATTCGCCGCACCGACGCGAGCGGGATTCAGCCGGTCGCGGTCTCGACGCATGACATGGAGGCCTATATCGAGCAAGGGCTGGGCGGGTGGGTGTGGAGCGCGCCGGGAACAAAGAGCTGGACTCAGCACATCACAAACCCAATCTGGATCGCCGTCAATACGTTTCTGGTCTGGAAATCCGCACAGTTTGCCGGCAGCGCCCCCTGTGCGGCCATGCCGAGCCCTTTGCCGGGCAATTGGAGCAGCGGGTCGGGCGCCCCGACCTCGACGCCGGCCGACGGCGCGGTCTACATCGACAGCACGGCGAAAGTTTACTACTCCCGCTTGGGCGGGGCCTGGCAGGCGATGGGCGATTACGCGGTGAACCTGGCCAAACTCTACTGGTACGCCACCGCGACGGCCGCGCAGCTCGAGGCCTGTTTCGATTGCGTCAAAGCCATCGCGGATGCCGCAATTTGCGACATCGCGGTCACTCCGCTGTTCGCGCGGAACGTGAACGTCAATTACAGCAATATCAGCGGACCGCCCTCTAATTTTCCACTGCCCTCGAACTGGACGATCGGATCCGGCGCGCCCAGTTCCACCGCGGCCGACGGTACGATTTACATCGATGCGAGCACAGAACACCTTTATGCGCGCGAGGGCGGCGCCTGGGTTTTGATCGGGATCTACACACCGCAGGACCTGAGCCATCCGATCTACCAGCAGGGCGGCTACACGACCGTCTCCCAGGCCGTCACGAGCGAGCCGCAATTCGCCTGCGCCGGCGTCATGGGCCCGGATGGAAGCGGCAACCCGCGGCCGCTGCGCGACGTGCTGCGGGACGTCCTCGGCTCGTGTCTGGGGTTCTTTAACTTCTGCTTTGGGAAACTGCGCACAGGGATCGCCTATAGCGCAAGCGTCACGGACGCATTCACTGTTGGAAACACGCTGTACAACTCGTATGGCGAGGGGAGCCGGGCTCCAGGATTCACCCGCCTCGAGGTGACCTTCAGCGATTCGGATTACAACTATTCCGACAACTCGCTCGGCTACGAGGACAAGGAAGTGCTGCTGGTCGCGGGTCGAAGCGTCAAGAAGGCGCGGGTTTGGGGTGTGACCACCAAGAGCCAGGCGGCGCGCATCACCGCGGTCAAAGCCCGGGAAGAGATCGGCGGGACGGGCACGACCGCCATGATGAACGCCCGGACGCACGAGCTGCGGACGACGGTGCTCGGACTCAGTGTAGAGCCCGGAGCGGTGGTCTCCTACACCGGGCCCAAGACGGGCGGCGCCACTGTGAAGTTCCGCGTTACGAAGTGGAGCCTGGCGAAAGACTTCTCCCTCACCATCCAGGGCACGACGGTGGTCGACGAAATGTACGATCTGACATCCGGTCCCAAGCCGGCCGACGTCGCGCCAGGCGCGATTCCCGGCCGGTCGCTCGCGGGGCTCAGGCCGTTGCCTGTGCTGCCGATTATCGTCTCGAGCGTCTCTTATCCTTTCCTGACCGCGCTCAGCACGGACGGCTCGAGCCTGATCATCAGCGGCGAGTACTGCCCGCCGCTCCCCGTGCACAACTTCATTGGCGTTACGGTTTACGTCGAAATTCCGACCGGTTCGGGCAGTATCGTCTGCGCGGGCGACTTTGACTACACCGGGGACCGCAATGCAACAGACGACCAGGTCTGGGGCGTGTTCTGCGCTCGATTCCCGCTGCCGGCAACAGACACCGAAACGTGGACGGTCTGGCTCGTGTCGCGGACTTCCGCGCTGCGCGCCCAGATCGATTCGACCGCTCCGCACGTGGTCATCACGCCTGGGGCCTCCGGCGTCTTTGCGGCACCGATTACGTCCTTCTCGATGACGGTGGAAATTGAGGGCACGCTCGCCGAGGGCGGCGGGGTCTTCACTGTGGATTCGGCGGGCGTACTCACCCGCACGGGCGACTCTACGCACCTGGTGGGCCACTCGACGCCCGGCGCGCAATCCTACCAGTGCACCTTCGACGTAGGCGTTCCAGCCGACGCGACAGTGCAAGGAATCTACGTCGTCCACGCTATTTTCCCGGATGGCACCTTTGCCGCACCGGATCCGGCAACCGGCAGCGGCTGGTTTGGGGATGGTTTTGGAGTCATCATCAACCAGCCCGGGCCCACGCTCGGGGCGGTCTGCACCTGCCATAATGCGTGGCACGAGCTGCTCGCCGGCGTCTCCTACCAGGAATTCAGCGCGCGCACCTACAATTTCAACACGCCGCCCGTGAGCACAGCGCCGCCCTCGGGCATGATTCAAAAGGCCCAACTTCCGGCCGGCTTCTACCAGTCTCAACTCTTCCTGGTGAATGGAGCGTAGATGCCCGCGCCGCAAATCATCAATCTCAGCGACAGCACGCCGGCGGCGCCGACCGGCCGCGTGAACGTCCATTGGCAGGCCGACTCGAGCGCGCCTCGGAACGTCTCGGCGAGCGTACAGTCGCAGTTGAACGGCATCGTGATGTGGGTAAACGGGCCGCTTTCTGTCAACGCGGATGCGACGAATCATCTCCTGATGCCATCGACCAAGACATTCACGCCCACGGGGGCTTCTGCCGAAGTGAAGACGGCACCGACCGGCAGCTCGCTCGTGGCCACCATCAACGTAAACGGCTCGCCCTGGCTGACGTTCACCTTCGCGGCCGGATCCACGACTGCGAGCGCCACACCGACTGGCACCATTGCCGCCGGCGATGTTGTTTCACTCGCGATCACAGCGATCGGCAGCACAGTCGCCGGTTCTGATCTCAGCCTCTCCGTTTTCAATTAAGGAGCACCCATGAGTTTTATCTGGTTTGGCGGCGAAGACCTCGATTTTCCAAACGGCACAACGATCACTGTGTCCACGAACGCGGCGTACTTTCGGACGGGATATTCGAGATGCGCGATACAACCCTCGTCGAGCGGCATCATCAAGAGCGAGACGTTCACGCCTGTTACGAGCTGCTGGTTTTCCTGCCGCATCTGTCCCCCGAGTTCAGGCTCAAACTACAACGCCATTTGCGGCCTGGGCAAGTCGGGAACCAACTCCGGTCTCTTCATCGGGATGACATCCACCATCGGGAAATTGGGCCTCTACAAGCGCGATGCAGGCACCAACACGCTGATCGCCTCAGAGGTTGGCCTGTCCCTATCCACGGGCGCACTGCATCGGGTCGATATGCACGTCGTCAGCTACGGCGCCAGCGCCACGGTCAACGTCTTTCTCGACGGTGTGCTGCTCATCACGTTCACGGGCGCGGTAAAC